TAAATTATATTTATTATTTTTACTTAAGTTTTCTTCTTTTTTAAGCCATTGATGGTTTTCAGGAGAAAAAGCTATAATAATTTGAGTTTTATTATCAAAATTAAAAGCACTTATAGGAAATATATGGTCTATATGATAGTCTTTTCTGTCGCCGGGACAAGGGCCCAGATATTTTAAAATTTCTTCATAATTTATTCCATATTCTTTTGAACTTTTAATTTTACCAGTTGTAGAATAATTTATAAAAGCTTTTCTAATTCGTTCTCTTAATAAACAAGCTAAGCGCAAATTTTCGTTATTTTCTTTACGGATCTGACCATAACAACTCTTACAGAAATTTTTATTATCACTAATTTTATGAACGGGCTTTATTTTATGACACCTAAAACATTCTTGTTTTGGTCTATAATTTTTATCATAACATTTTAAACATATTGGATTATAGTTAATATATTTATGAATTGGCTCTATTTTACCACAGCAAAAACATTCTACCTTTTTAGCAAAATTTTTATCATAACATTTATTACAAAAAGATTTTTCATCGACATTTATACTAATTCTTTTAGTTTTGCCACATCCATCACATTTTCTTTTTGGCTGTGCTGTTTTTTGATAACAACTTCTACAAATACAAAATTTATCACTAGTTTTACTAATTGGCCCAATATTTCCACAAATTCCACACCTTTTTTGAATTCGATAATTTTTATAATATTTATGGCATATGGGCTCATTGTTAATATTTTTAGCAATAGCTCTTATTTCTCCACAATCACGACATTTTCTTTTTGGTTTATTTTCATTATAGCAAGAGTTACAAATTGGCCTATTCTTTTTTAAACCAACTTTTATTTTTTTGTTTTTGTCACAAATACTACAAACAGCTTCTGCCATAATTTTCTCCTTACTTACATTATTCTTCCATCCCTAACAATAAATTTTGGATTATCAATATAATTTTGAACAACTGGTGCATCAAACAAAATTCTGCTTTCACTTTTTAGAGTCATATCAAGCTTACTTATTAAGTTTAATCTTCCAGCAGTTACTAGCGTTACACCAGTATCATCTAAGATTAAAAAACTATCATCTTCATCTGGACCAGTTCCTGAGGGATTTGCTCTCATTAGCTTAATTACCATCTTGCCACTTTTATAACGTTTTGGATCGCCCGGCAAAGATGTTGTTCGTGAATCGCCCCTACCAACAAATCTAGTGTCAACTGTATCATTTGCGCCTTCTCCGACAAAATCAAATCCACCGATTTCTATAGCTACAGTTCCGTCCGCTTGAATAACTGCGCTTCTACCCTTCCTATCGCGCCCCAAACGTGTTATAATGGCTCCTGCTGTGTCTAGGACCCATGAAACCCTATCGATAGTATTTGCTCCAATAGACATCTCCAAACTTCCATCAAGGTTTATTTGAGCGCTGCGGCCTCCCGCATTTGGTTGTCCTTCAACCAAGCCCGTTTTTGGGTTTCTCTGAGCATTTGATGATTCAGCTTTCGGAACACTTGCATCTACCTCATTTGTTATCGCGGGTGGGTCAGCTTCTATTGTAGAACTTTCATCGAATATATCTGATGCAGTAATATTGATAGTGTTTTTAAGAAGAGACATGGCAGTTTGTGTAATATCATGAAAAGCTGTGCCAGCTTCTATATATTTTGGTAAAGAATATTGAGAATCAGTTTTATCTTTCCAGCTTGTTTTATTTCCTTGTAACCTGTTTTCTATTTTATTAACCGATGAATCTGAAAGTTTGATTCCACCTGGTCCAAACTGATCATGAAAAATATCTTGATTTTTTGAATTTCTATATAAACCATCTGGATCAGAGCGTTGTCCTTTATGAACCGCCCCTTTATCATCTACGCTTAGTGTGCTTGAGGTTTCTTGTCTAGTTAATAAAGGGATATTACCTGTTTCAGATGTAGCAGGAATATTTACAGTAGTAAGACCTTCTTTATCAACCCTTAATGCCCAACGACTACGATCTCTAGCATTATTTGCTGAAATCATAGGATTTGGAAACCCCTCAAGAAAAATGGGTTTCTTTGTTGTTGCTTTTCCTTCGCGATATCCGTAGCCTTTTTTGGTATTTATTTCCATATGAAAAGCAACCGTATGTCGATTTATTTCAAAAATTTCTTTAAGCAAATCATTTGCCTTTGTGCCTTGCGGCGTAGGCAACATTATTTTATTTATTGTTAGAAGATTTCCAAAAATATCAACTAACGTGCCGCTTACTTTTTCAATAAGTTCGTTCGGATTTGTTTGAGATAAACTAAGAACATTACTTCGTCTTGCACCCCTATCTGTTGGATTATTTAAAGAAACTTCAGCATCTTCAAGTCTTTTTAATTCTGTTAAAAAATCTTTAACATACCAGTCTTTTCCAAATTCATACAAGAGTTGTCTATCTTCAACAAATGCTGGATTTTTAAAGTGTTTGTCGTTAGTGGCGGCATTTCCTTTTGTGGTTGGTGTTCTTGAAACATAAGCAACTCTTTTAGTTACGTCCCATCCTACCTCTTCAAGTGTTTTTTCGGCATCTAGACTAATAAGATAATCTGCGTAATCACTTTCGCCCTCTTCTACACGCATATCTCTACGAACTAAACCAGTTGCCTTAACACCTGCATGCGAAACGGAATAAGCTAGTGGAGATGGAGTTTCAATAGAACATCTTACCGATTCATCGGTGTCACCACCATAAATGATACCTTCACCAAAAGCTGTGCTAATTAGTATATCTCCATCGCAATTATAACGAAGTTGCCCACCAGTAGCCCCCTGAATAACTACATCACCTGCATTTAGATATGGAAACCCAATATCATCGAAACTTGCTTCTGAAACAGATAAAAGGTCATCATAAGCACCAGGAATAGCAACAAGAGATACTGGTATATATCTTTCGTTTGAAAGCATAGCTAGAGCAATTATGTTTCCCTTTCTTATACCTGAATATATACCCTCTCCTTTTTGACCCGGAAATGGGTGGGGAATAGCTACTATTGGGCCATCTTCTCCAGCTTGGTCCATCCATTTTGTATATACAACACCACTACTATAATCAACTTTATCAACTGTTGCTAGTCGTAGTACGTTGGAAACCAATCTACTCATTTGTCCATCCTCCAATAGGTGGTTGTCTTAATCTTATTTCCACTACTCCAAAAAATGGCGGGTCTAGTACAAAAGTTTCTTGAGAAGCTATTATTCCTTGAGATAACAATATCTTATCATCATCAGTTGGATAATCTTGGCTCACTGTCTGAATTTTTATCAAACCTGGATCTATTCTATACTTACCAACATCTGTACTGCCACCAAATTTAGAAACAGTATTAGATAGCCCACCACCAACCCCATTAACTCCTTGGCCACCCATTGCAGCGCCGGGCTTTACAGGGTTACTTAACCATTTTTGTACAGATTTACACCTTGATTGTTGTACTGAACTCTCTCCAAAAAATGTCATACAATATAATCTTGGGCTAGTTAAAGGTTTTGTTTTATCAATCTCAGTTTGTGCAATAGTTAAAGCATTAACTAATTGCTCATAATTTCTTTTAGAATGTTTTCCTACAAATATATCATTACTATCTGGAGGACTAAAAACCACTGTTCCAATAAGAGCATCAAGTTGTGGAGTTTCTCTTCTAATTCTATATGAGCCTTGTGAATTTCCTTTTGTAACCTGCATTTTACCAATAAGATCTAATGGTGTAGGTATATATTGTCCAGGAGGATGTCCATATTTAAGCTCAAGAGTTGTTTTAAAATCGCCATTATATCCAAAAGTGTGTGATATTTTTGTAACATAATATAACATTTGTCTGTGAGCAACATAAACAACGTCACCAAGTTGATAAAACTCATTTCCTACAACTGTAGCTGTTCCAGTTACAATATTTTTACGTTGTCTTGATAACAGCATTACAGCATATGGAGCACATTGATAATCAGCACTCGAAAAAAAGGGCTTATCAATGGTTTTATCAGATCTAAATCCATATTGTCTCCACAAATCAAAATCAACCCCAAATGCCGTAAATACTGGCATTCCTGCCATACCACCAGATTCACCAACTATAGCTTGGCTGCCCTGAATAGTACAAATTGTCATTTCTGGAGGAGCCTCAGTAAAGGAGCACTCATAAATACTTTCATCTTTTATTATAAATCTATCTCCCGACATGTGTCCTAAATAATCTTTTCTATCATCTTCAATAAGTTTTTCAGATATTCCAGATGGAAGTTCATCCACATTTGTGGTTGTTTTACTTACAGAAGATTCTCCACCCTCACTTAATGTTGTAATTTCTATACTTTGTTCTAGCATTTTTCCTAGAGATCGAATTAATTTTGATCTTTGGCTTATAAGTGATTCAATATTAGAAACAATTCTAGCAACATCACTTGCCGGAGTTGATATTCCATTTTTAGTAGCACCAACTTTTGCTTTATCATACTCTAAATAAGTCCTTAATGGATTTCCAGTTAATGTAGAAAGGTTTTTAATAGCATTATCATATGCACTTTTATTTCCAATATTCTCAGTGTTCGTGGTACGATTTATAATTTCATTTTGTAAATTTATTTGAGAAATTGCATCGAATAGACCGCTCCCGGAAACCATCAATTGCGTTGATGAATTTAATGTTTTTATTAAATCCCCTAATTGTTTTTTTTCCTGTGGATTTAATGGTAAATTGGCGTCTATTATTGCTGCTAAAGAACTACCATTATTAGTTAGAAATTCAAAATAAGCCCCAGTTTTACCAATTATAGTTGATGAAATATCTTGTGTTGAATTTTTACCTAACAAGGCAAAATTCATTCTTATTTCCCACTCAATCATTTCTATTTGTGAAAATAAAGCCTGTTCTCTAGTTTGAAATAAACTTGTTAAAAAGTCTGGGAAAAGTTTAATTCCACCTGTGCGATTAAGTAACAACATTTGTTCTAACAGTGTGCGAGGTGTTCTGTTGTACTGTGGTGGTCTAAAAACTATATGGCCCTGAGATGAACAAAAAAATTCGAAATCCAAAGTTTCTGCAACTTGTTTACAAAGTTGACGTACTGGTTGCCAAGAACTTTTCCACATATCTGGCGCACGCTCCCGTAATTTCAAGACAAAAGCCTGAATATCATAATCTTTATCATATTCATCAGAAACAATAAAATAATTCTTATCCTTATTTCGTATTACATCTTCTCTGCGGCGTAGGACAGCAAAAGCCAACTTATCTCCAAACAACTTATATTCTTCATTGTTTGTAATACTTTCTAAATCAAATGATATATCATTTCCGGCAACCACAATTAAATTTTTGCCAAGTTCCTGTTGACCTTTTGACAATTCTGATAAATCAGTTGCCATGTTGTTTATCTTTTCAGTTAAACTGTTTAATTTTACACCTAAACCGTCTTTAAGAGAGGGGTCGTTTAAATTTTTTGAAATATTTAATATTTGATCTTTAAGTTTTGCCTCTTGATTCCTTAACTGAGAAAGCTCATAAGATTTATCAAAAATTTTGCGCTGATAATAAATGGAGCGAGCTAAATCTAACGGATCTATAGTTATAGACTTAAAAGGTACAAAACCACCATTTGCTTTAGTGTTAGATTTCTGCATGCTCAATATACTATGAAAATAATCTTTACCACTATTTAAAGTTGTATCTGGATTATATGCTCCAGTATTTAATGCGCTTTGAATAAATGTTGCAGCATTATATGGCATACCTGTTATTAATGTGCTTAGCACATTAGCCGCATCCATATTATCAAAGGGAGTATTTGATGCAAAGAATCCGACATCACGTCGTAACTGACTCAAAGTTGATAAACTTCCATCAAGTGGATTTGTTGTTGAAGAATTATATGTAGCTGTCATTATGCCCTCTTTCCACTTATATACTAAACCAGGAGCGTGTTGATATAAATTGATAATATTATTACCAATAACCAAAACATCTTGTTTCATGTCTTTAGTGTCTTCAAGTTTTTTCCCGATATTTGGCCCGGTATTAAAATAATAGCATCCTTGTTTTAACATTTGTTGGTTTGCAGCACTTAATTTAACATTTCCTATTGGCAAACCAGTAGCTTTATCAGTCTTAATATCAAAAGGAGTCATTGGATCATACATAACCCCTTGGGTCTGATCCAAAGAAGGTTGGGCATTATATCTAGATATATCAAGCCATCCCATGTTTGATGTACCAGAAACAGATATATTATAACTTCCACTATCAGCATTAAATTGATCTACCACTTGATTTACAAAACCGCCAAAAACATGAACGCCGCTTTCTGTAGATAAACTCAAAGTCCTTAATTTTTTAAATGTTTCGAAATCTGGAAACTCTCCAGCACGACGCCACTCATTTAGAAGCAAGTCATCATCTATAGCTGTAGTTCTTAAACCAAGTGCGTTTGCTGCAAAATTTACTGCTCCCTTAAAAGAAAGTATATCTGTATTTTCTATGTCCTCACATTCTCCACCACGTCTAGTTCCCCCATCAATGAAAATATTTATAGTATCCATTGGCTGAATTAAAGACTTTCCTAAATAAAAAAGGCGCAGTTTGTTTCTCGCATATGTCATTTGGGCACGAATTTCTTCAATCTGTTTGTCCAAATCTATTCCCATTAGAAGTCGTTTGCTTATTGATTCTTGATAGATTTTAAGATTAGATATGGTTGAAAGAAATAATCTTTGTTCAGTACTATCAAGCGCCTGCTCTTCGGGAATATCATCTAAATTATTTGAGTTTATTTGTAAACCTATTACATCAATAATAGCATTTACACCAGAACCAAAATTTAATCCAACATTTATGGTTATTTCGCTTTTGCCGCGTTCCCTTCGATGTTTTGCTAGCATTGAATCCATAGATTGGGCAGTATTTAAAGCCTGGCCAGCAATTGTATCTAACTGGTTACTTATTCCGGAAAGAGCTGTTTCACGAATAGCTGTTTCAATATCTTCTTCTGTAATAAAAAGTATTCTATATGGATCTTCAATATTCATACTAAAACTTCCATCTCCTTCTAGACCAAGACTGGTATTAAGAGTAGCAACTGCAGTTAATTCAAAAACTCCACTACCAGTTCCTAATTCTTCGAGAAAAGGCATATCCGAATCAACAAAATATGTTGTAGTTTTTACTGGTTGTCTATCAAAAACAACATTCTGAAATTCTATCATTGAGCTAAAAGTAGTATCATCACCAGATTCTTCTTGGCCAGAAGATATCAAAGAGGTTAAAATCACGCTCGTTGCTGCTCCAGCATCAACCAACTTTTCAATTTTAGTAAGACGTTCATAGTCGGACATTATTTTACATTTTCTAGCAACTAATCTTTTTGTTGCTCGAATTAGCCACTTTTCTGCTGGGTCCATATATGCGGGATTGTATAAATCTTGTAAAGAAGAAAAGGCTCTTTTCTTTATTAAAATACTTGCTTGTGGCGTTTGAGTATATACTTTTCTAGTATTTGCGGTTTCAATATTTGGTCCTTTGCCGCCTTCTATACCACTACCAATAGCAACCTGACGCCCACTTTCTACAAAATTGGGATCAAAAACTTCCGAAGAGCGACCTAGTAGTTTATTAAAAACGCTATTCATTTTATCTTGAACAGCCAATATATCTGAAGTTGCCTTACCAGTTCCTCCCGAATTTGGAAAACCAGGTATACCTAGTGTTTCTCCAAAACTACCTAAAGCGTTGCCGACAACATTTTCGGAATATACGTTTGTTTGGGAAGAAAGAATTATTGCCATTATTTTTCCCCTCTGTATGAAAGCGGAACAGAAGATGAATCTGCTCGATTATAACCTATCGGTCTTCCAGTTGTAGGATCTAAAGTTGCTGGACTTCTTGAATACGAAGTAATATTGCTACGAACACCACGACGATCCACAACGGTAAATTCTAATTGATAATCAAAAATGCCTGGTCCAAGAGAAGTTGATTCATTTATAATAAAACTCGTAAAAAATCCCTTAAAAACCCAGCCCTGATAATACATTTCAACCGCAACAGCCAATGAACCTAAAGTTGGCAAAAGAGGCGGATTGGCAGCGCCGCCTACCAAAGTGTTTACTAAGTTTCCAGCAACAGTTCCTATACCACCCTTTGCGGCTTGATTTACTATGCCGGATAAAGAAGCTCCAGAGGTATATTCTTGAAGTCTATCAGCGAGTGTTGCAGCTACTTGCTGAAAAGCATCTTGTTCAGCACGATAGACCTGTCTAAGTATATTTATTCCTTCAATACTAGAAGCTCCAGTTGTTCCACTTAAACTCACAGTGGGCAACTCTTCGCCCCAATACTGTATAATATATCCACCTTTAGTTCTTTGTGTTTTAATTACTTTCTTCTCTGTAATTCTTAATGATTGAGGATTGATATACATATCAACCTTACCTAATCCAGGAACTCGCCACATTATTGTTTGCCTATTTCGCTTAGCAATTGGCATTTCCGGGTTTTGTTGTATAATATCAGGTAATATAATATTTGCTTCTCGTGAAGTCGCCGGAACCAAATTTGGATTGTTTGAAACTGAAATTGAATTTGGATTTGTTTGTACGCCTTTATCAAAAGCCATCGGGACCTCCGTTAATCACCATATATCCCAAGAGTATTTTTATTAAATTCTTCTTTTATTGCCTTTTTTATTTTATTAATTGCATTTTCATCGCCGCCTTCAAATTTAATAAATAAAGTTGAAGTCGAGCCACTACTGGCAGCAGTCGGGTCTGTTGCTACTTTATTTGTTGGAGTTGTCGGTGGTTTTATTTCTCTTAACGGAGCAAGACCAGAACGTGTAGCTTCAAGTAATTGTTGTAAATCACGATGTGTTTGAGCATCTCCACGGCTTACCGTTCCGGAAAGATTTGCTATTGCTGGAATTGCTGCTTCAGGGCTTCTAGACCTTAAAATTGGCCTACTCGGAATAGCTGTAGCCGCTGGAGCCGAAGCTTTTAGAAGAGAGCTTTCTGGAAGTTCAACAGCTTTGCTCGCTTCTGGCATGGTTGGTCGGCCACCTCGCGTTGTATAACGAAAAATTTGTGCTCCTAAATCCTCTAAAGCACCTGTGGCAAGTGGTTCAACCCCAACCGGACCTCTTCTAACTCCTTGCCGACCTGTTCTAATACGCACAGCTCTTTGTGTAGTATTTATAACATCACCTGCTGTTCTGCCCATAGCAGATCTTATTCCTCGCTGATTTATAGCTCTGGTGTCAGGAGAAGTCATCTGAATTGCTGCTGTTTGCCACGCCTCTAAGTTACTTTTCCCACCCGGTCCGCTTCCTTTTAGACCCTGATTCATATCATCAAGTTTGGTATCAATTCCTCCACCAAATGTTGCCTGTAATGTTCGGTCAATACTTTCTAAAGCTGTTAAAGAAGCCTGTTGTAAATCTTTACCTTTATCGAATATTTCTTTTGTAGCCTTATCAGCATCTATAGCAGACATTCCACCAGATTGAACTTTTTGTAATACTTCTAACATTCTGTTTTGTTGTTCAGCTGTACCCTGCATTCCCAATTTCCCCAACATTTGTCTTTGTAGAACAAATTGTTGTTCTAATTGAGGATTATTTTCTGCCTGCTCTAATGTTATTATTTTTCCGCCGCCAAATTTGGCTAGAGTACCACTCAAAGCTTCTAAGTTCTTTTGCATTCCGCCTTCTTGACGCATAGCAAGTTCTAACTTTAGTGCTCCACCAAGAGCAGAAGCTCCCTTTGTTAAACCGCTCATCATACCTATGAATGCACGATTTTCCATGGACATACCAGCAATACTTTTGGTTACACTTTCAACAATATTGCCCACTTCAGCAATTGGAACCCCACCAGCTCTTAATGTTTCTGCAAATGTACGCCAAACTGCAGCGCTTTCTCCCGTTTGACGACCAAAAATAGCTAAAGAACTACTTGATTTAGAAATTTGTTCTTGTGCTGTTTGTAAATCAATCCCAGTTCCTTTGGCTGCGGCTGCCATAACTCCAAGATTTCTAGCAGTATCTATCGGAGATTGACTAAAACTTAAAAATGCTTCAAGAGTTTTGTTAGCAGCGGCTGCTCCTTCTATTCCAAATGCCTTAAAAGCAGTCATAGCAACAACTGTCGGTTGAACCATTCCACCCACATTGTCTTTAAGACCCACCGACTCTTTGCTTGCCATGCGCAAAGATTCAGGCATCATTCGCCCAACAGTTTGGTTAAACTTATCAATTTCGCCCTTTGTAAAACCCGTATAGGCAGACATTTCACGCAAAGCCTGCGGATAATTCTTAATAGCTTCTGCAGATTCTTTTATAGATTGCCCACTTACAGCAATAGCGCTGCGCATTGTCATCTGCGCAGTTACTAGATTTTTGATTGCTTCATCAAAACCACGAATAGCTTTTCCACCAACATCGCCAAAAAGATTTGCTATTGTTGTTGATTCTTTAAGTGGATCATACAAACCTCTCGCAGATTTTGAGACCGATGCAAAAGCCACCTCACCTACTTCTTTTATAGCATTTAGTGAGGTTTTAAGACCCCCACCAATAGTAAGCGCCAAAGCCTTAGCGCCTTCACCAGCAGCGCCTAATGCATTTCCTAAAGACTTTGAATCCTCGGATGATTCAATAGCTTTTCTATTGAAAGCATCTAGGGCTTCTTCTAGTGAGCTAACCTTTTTTGTTGCCTCATCAGCATCAGCTGCAAGTTTTGTGGGATCAAGCGGATCAGCCATTTATTAATTACCTCTAATAGGTGTGAAATTAATTTCATCTAAATCCATATTTAAATACGGATTTGCTTTATCTTGTTTTAAATCTTGACGCAAAGCTTGTTCTAAATCCATTACAGCTGGCGCCTCGGGTGTCATTTCTCTACCAAACAAACTCTTAACAGATTCTTCAAAATCCTCTGTATTTGTTGTAAAAGTATTTTTCCTTGATTCTCTTATTTGGTCAACACCTTCAGGATTCCAGAACATAGCGTTGTGCTCCGCAACATCTCTTAACAACTCATATTGTTCATTTTCATCTAAACCTATTTGTGTTTGGTACCAAATAAGCTGAGCATTGTTTATATCTCTAAAAAACTTATCATCTACTGGAACTTTTAATTCTTTACAAAGTCGCCATCGCAGCCTATGTAATGGCGACTGAGCTAGTTTTTTATTTGTTCCGATCCAAATTGAGCATCGCTACGCTCAGCAATAGAATTATAAAACTCAAGCAACTTAGTAATTACCGGAGCCTGCATAGAAGATATGATTTCTTCGCGCAATTGAATTACATCTACATTAGTTTTATAAGACGGATGGAAAGATTCTAAAGGTTTTCCATTTACCGACTCAATACTCAAAGCTAATAGTTTAATATTAAACTGAAATAACATATCGCCTGTTGGGTTGTCACCTAGAAACTTTCCAAGCTCAAGTCGCTCAGTTGCGTTCAAACTTCGAAGTTGAAAATTAAGTGTTCCAAGTTGAACTTTATCTTTGACACAACCAAGTTCAATTAATGATTGCAAATCATCAACTACTGGAGTTTGTTCTTTTTGTTCTGATTGTTGGGGCGTGCTTACGGCACCAAAAGACTTATGGCGCAATTCCATTGTTCACCTCTTAATTTGATTTGAAAATAAAAAACTAACAAAAATAAATGGTAGGTATTCCATCTTTCACTCGGGGAAGGAAAAGTTGGGGGCGGTTCAACCGCCCCCAACGAAGATTAACTTTCAAATTCTTCTTCCCAAATACAAACTAAATTGTATCCAGCAAGTTTTAATTCAGCTTCTCTTTTTATAGTATTATTATATAATTGTCCAAAAGTTTTTTTGTTTGCAAGGTTGATTTCATCTGCTTTAAACATATTAGGATTACCATGCCAAAAATCACCATAAAATTCATAAATTGTATTTGTTGTAAAATCAACTCCATCTACTATATATTTTTTATTATTAACATAAATAAACTTTTCTCTAACTATATTTGGATTATTAAACCAATCTAACCAAATCTGAGATTTTTTGGATACTATGTGACAACACTTTGGACATCCATTTCCTCTTAAATGTGAATCTGGCGTTTGATAAAAATCTCCGTGTATTTGACAAATAATACAAACTTTAATTCTGGCATTTACATAAGAAACTTTATTATAATCATAATTTTTATTATGAGCGAGATTTGCTTTTTCTATAAATTCCAATTCAGATGAAGTTCTACTTTGAATAGCTTTATCTCGTCCACATTTTGGACAACCCTGTCCTTTGAAATGATAGGCAGGAATCTGTTCGAATTCTCCATGCTCTTGACATAAAATAATTCCTTTTGTATTGTTATTTATATAAATAAATTTTGAGTAATTATATTTATTATTATGTATTTTATTAGATTTTTCTATAAATTGTTTTATTGTAAATCCGCGCAACTCTCTTAATTTGTCACCTTTACATCTTTGACAGCCAAATCCACATAAGTGATTAGAGGGATTTTGTAAAAATTCTCCGTGTTTTGGACAAATAATTATACCCTTCATTTTATAATCAATGTAGATATATTTAGAATAGTCATATTTATTATTATGAACTTTATTTGCCTCATTTATAAATTCTTCAATCGTTTTCTTTCTTCTCATTATTTTTTTTAACTCTCGAATACCTGATTTATAAGAGACGAAACATCCAATGTGCCTCTAAATCCACCACCGCCACCAGCTCCACCGGAACCACGGTCAGTAGCTCGCTCGCGCTCATTAACCTCAAAATTAACACCACGAGAGCCGCCCTGAGCCGCATTAGCGCTCGAATTACCCAGAGTTGTATAAATATCCTCAAAAACTATTGATGCGCCTTCAGAAAGGATAAAATTATCAGCCCTATAAGAAGGATTATATCTATTAAACCAGCAATTCTTAAGAGTGTGTACAACAGCACCATCTCCACTTCCATTTGTTTGATCGATAATTAAAATATCAAACGGAATTAATTGAGATTTAATATTAATAAAACCTCTCATAAAAGCTTCCGGCAGCCTTAAGCGATCAAAAACGATACGCTCTAGTGTAGCTTCATAAGTTGTAGCTTGGTTTGGGACCGCCTCTAAAATACCATCCAAACCCACCTCTTTAACCCTTTCAATATTTCTTGTTTGAGTAATACTAAGGTTTTGAATAGCACCAACAGTATCAGTACCAACTTTTACAATAATTTGAGTGCTTAGCCCAGTAGAAATTCTTGATGTAAGTGTCGAACCACTTGATGGATAGGTGGCCATATGTTAATCCTCCAAAAGACTTATAAATTTTGTTCTTTTTCTTTCTAAATAATTCACATCACAATCTTTATACAACCAATTTAAAATACCAATAACTTGTTTTCCGTGATATGATAAGTAACACGTATTAGTGTTTTTCTTTATGTGTATGCTGGGGTTACCCACCTCAACACTTTTTTTCAATATTTTTCTTAATCCATTCTAATGTTTTAATAGAGCCGCCCACAAAAGTTAATTTAAAATACATATCGAACCCAACACAACCATCCCCATCAAAATACCCGCGTATGTAGTGTCTAGCAAAATCATCAAAAATTTCTGGCGGCTCTAAAGTCAAAGATTTTCTTGGCAAAAGATTAAAATTTATTTCTAAATCATTTACTATTCTTTTTGAACTAATTTTTAAACAATTGTACTCTAAAAATCCAAATTTTTTTCCTCTTTCTACTATATATTTTTATATTAGTATTTTAAAAAGTTCTAAATTTTTGTAAATGTTTTTCATCAATGTTGTTTAGCTCTATACTTAAATATTTATTATAAATATTTCCGTCTGCTGCTATAAATCCTGCCCAATAACAACTTTCTAACGTTATTTTTGAAAAAGAATTTTCATTTAATCCGTATTTTCTACTAGCGGCTTTAGGTCTCATCTCTACATTATTTATATGTAATGTTTCCAATATCTTTGCTTTACTAATTCTAAGCAGTTTTGCTATTTCAGTAGAACTAACTCCACTTTTATACATTTCTATAATTTTATCTATCATAAATTCTCTATTTTGAAATTCCAGTAGAACTAAATCTACCACGTCTTCCTGTAAGATCCGTATTTCTTTCTATTGTATCATATTCGTATGATATTCCTTTCAAACCACCATACGAAGCATTTTGTGCATTTCTCATTGAAGTTATATATTCACAAACCAAATTTGCACTTTCTGTTATTAAGAAATTATTTGCATTATATGGTGTACTATACTGTTTAAACCAACAATTATGACATATGTGGCTTAAAGCATTACTTACATCATTGGCTGTACTCATATCTATTATATGAATATCAAAAGGAACTCTTTGAGCTTGTAAATTAATAAAACCTCTTGCAAATGATTCTAGAACTCTAAGCTCATCAAAAACTATTCTTTGAATAGAAATCTCTATTTTTGTTGCGTTTTTCGGATGTATTTCTATAATTCCTTCGGTGCCAATCTCTTCCCATACACAAAGCTCTCTGTTTTGGTTTATAGTTAAAGCTTGTATTGCTCCGACAGTAGTACTGCCAACTTTTATAACTATTTGAGTTGAAAGCCCCGAATTTATGTTTGAACCGAGAGCACTGCCGGAATTAGGATATATCATTTAACACCTTGTTCAAAATATATTTTTCCTTATATTTTAAAAAATTATAATATTTTCTATCTAAATATAAATTAGTGCCTTTATATATCCATTCTAAAATATTAATAGCATCTTGGCCACTATATACTAAATTATAAACTCCCTTATACAAATTTAATTTTCTACTATTTAAATTAAATTTATTACTAAATATTGAGTTAAACCATTCTAAAATTTCTAATAATGAAGATGTTATTTTCAATCTTAATGTACCAAACCAAAATATACTTCCATCTCCATCTATATATCCACGAATAAAATGCCTAATTTCGTTATTTGGTATTTTATCGGGAGGCTTTACACCATAAAAAGTTTTATTTGGAATAATATTAAAATTTTCTTTTAGATTTAGCCCCACTTCAGACGAACGAAATCTAAATAAACAGCTATTTTTCTTTATAGTTATTTTATTATGTCCACCAACAAAAGAAGAATATTTGTTTAAATGGTTAAGGTCTTTAATTTGAAGTTCCAAAATAATTCTATTTTCATAAACACAGCCGTCGGCAGCCAAAAAACCAGCCCAATAGCATTCCGTTGAGTTAAATGTAGAAAATATTCCATAACTTCTCTGATATTTTTTAATATTAAGTTTTTCAAAATTGCTTCTTAAAGTTCTTTCTTTTATTTTATATTTTAGAAAAAGATGTTTGACAGAGAAACCATTTAAATATTCTTGGCTTATTTCAACATAATTTGGTTTCTCTGTCTTAGGCATTTATTACTCCATTATTAGAATAATCCAACACTTATGTCTATGAAAATCCAGTTTACTGGGTAGTTTGGCTGTACTTCAACAACAACATTCCACTGTCTCGGTTCTACTGTATCTCTCTTTATAGAAAGATTTCTGTAGGCTGTAATTAAGTTTTGAGAAACAAACTGATTAAGCACACTGAGCGCTTTAGCTGTTAAACTTGGGAGCAATGTTGAATCTTCTGGCTGTCCAATAAAAATTTGGAATATCTGGCGCATAGTACGTGCCAACTGATCTCTAATAAAAACGATTGATACTTCTTCTTCTTCTGGATATCCACTTTGGGTTGTAGTTTTCCCATGTAATACACGAACTGCACCAGAAATAGGCTGACAAACTGTAATACCAGCAGCACCAAGTTGATTTAGAACATCCTGTTTAAATACTTTATTGTTAGCAATAGTAAAACTAACTAAAGTTTTCATAGTTATTGGCATAGCAATATTTGCTTCGCCAGCAAACCAGCCACCACCTGCAGCTCCCATATAAAATCCCGGCAAAGTTGTTCTTTCACTACCGACTACGGCAATAATTTCATCTGGATAGAAATAAACAACTCTAAAACTTCCACCAAAATTATCTGCTACTCCATAATCAGCAAGATCTTCAATGTTTCCTTCTAGAATATCTTCTGTACTCTCGCCCTGAATTCCTTCTAGCAACCCAATATCTTCAACCGCAGCTAAAGAAGTTCCAAGAACATTAGCAACTGTCAAACCTTGCAATGCGCCTGTAAAAAGTAATCTTTCGCGCTTATAATAAGTTGTAGACATTTTCTCAACATGAACTTTAAAAGCCTGTTGAATAGCCGAAATTGTTTGTGCCGGAAGTGGAACAACAATCTGTACGTCTTGTGTTTCAAGAACATCAAGCACATCAGACCAATTTGGGTCAAAGAAGTCTGCATCTTTTTGATCAATATAAGTAACTCTTAGTCCCTTATATCTAGCTAAAGCTAAATCTTTAGTAAAAAGAATTCTCTGAGAAGTTTCGGAAGCAACAGTATCTGCTGGTAGCAACTGCCATCTAATATCTGTTTCAGTTACGAAAGAACCACTAGTTCTTATAATTGTACAACTATGTTGACTTGCAACAGCAGTTATTTCAAATCTACCAAGGTTTGCTGTAACTGTATTATGTACATCAATAAGCTTACCAACAAAAGAACTACTCAAAACGATGTTTGAACTAGTAAAAGTAGCTGTTGATCCCATACCAATTGGAGCTATTATGCCATCATCAGATGATTGTTCCACTTTAAGATCGCTTACAACGGTATAACTATATTCATATCCACTAGTACCTGGATTCATAAAATTATCCCAAAGAAGAGTATTTGAAGGATCTCGCTCATAAGCAGCAAAATAGTCTGTTAAATCTGGATCATAAAAATTCACTTTATTTGGGAAAATCTGTTGTTCTGTTCCATCAGTATTGAGTACAAAGAAATGTACTTCTGTATCAATATCTGGTTTTCCAGGAGCTGTAATAGAGAAGATTAAATCTTCTTCATCAGAATTTCCAGAAGCACCTGACTCACCACTAATAGTATCTCTTACAGGAAGAACTATATCAGATGTTCTTCTTGGAAGAGGTGGCTTCGCTTGTATTGCTAGTACACTTGTAGCACCATTGTAAAATGCTAATTGAGCACCAAGAGATAATGTATTACTAACACTTGGATAGCCGTGCTTAACAAAAAGAGTATTTGGGTCAACAAATGTTTCTGGATCATTAAGATCAGCAACAGCAATATATTTAGCAGAAAGTTGATCTTGCTTTTGAAGAACACGACTTTGTACTTGTATACTAAATCTATCGCCCTTTTCAAAAATTGTATATGGAGAGGGGTTACAAATAGCAAAAGAAATTATTCCATTGCTTATTGCGTGACAATCGCTTTTCCATAGATATGGCTGGCCATAAGCATCCTTAAGTTGACCACTTAAAGATCCACTAGCAATAAATGTTGCTTGATATCTAATAGCAGCGCCATAACTATCAAGCAATGCGCTTACACAACGAATAGTCCAAACTTCCTCAGGAGCATTTTCATCAGCTAGAGTTAATCCGCTAAAATACCCATCGCCAGAGTTTGATGTAGAGGCTTCATAATATTTACCACCACCAAAATCAACAAGAGATGATCTTTGTAATTCTATTTCACCCGTATCTGGATCTATTTTAGCATCATATTCATAAGAAAAAGTAGAACTATCTATAACATCCTCAACAATTCTAAGTTGAGAACCATTTAGATACAAATCTGTTCTGTTTTCTACTATCGGATAATGAGATAGTCTAAAATATCTTCCGTATCCATCCGATTGTGTTACAAAATCTGGATTGAAACCATCAGTTCCATCACCAACAGCAGAATCTACAATAATTTCTTCGCGACGGCCTTCACCCTGAATACTAATAATTCTTAAACCACCAGGAACAGAAACTGCTTTGGTAAGAGTTCGAACCCTTGAAATTGTTTGCGGTTGTATATATCCAACTATGCCAGGAACATTTGCCATTTAAACTAATCCTCCAAGAAATATTTTTAAATTTCTTGCTTTACTGTCGAATGCATAGCCGACAGCTTCACGAATATGTCTTTTTATTGATAGATTTAATTATTTTATATTTTAGATAAATATTTGTATTAAAAGAATAATTTTAAACTATCAATAAATTTACATTTAGATAGTAATATGAGGTAATTATAAATGCCAAAGTGTAAAAACTGTGGAAATGAGTTTCCCAATAAAATTAAGGTAGATGGAAAAAATTATAGCCTAACTAGCAGAAAATTTTGTCCTGATTGCTCTCCGCTAGGCTCAAGAAACACTCGAAGTTATATTGTGGAATTACAAAAAGACGAGGCTTTTTGTGCTCGTTGTCTTAAAATAAAAAATAAAAAAGAATTCTATGCTAGAAAAGAAAGTGGCCGCCCATTTAGCTATTGTATAGAATGCCAAAAAGTTATTAAAAATCTAAAATTACAAGAAAAATTAGAACGAATTATTGAAGAACGAGGCGGCTGCTGCGCTGACTGCGAAGGGTTTTTCCCAATGCCAGTATACGAGTTCTATAAAGAAGGGCACACTTATCAACTAAGTAAGACCAAAAATATGTCTTTGAATAAATTAAAAATCGAACTTCAAGATTATATTATGATTTGTCTTAATTGCTGTGCTATTAGAAAATGGGCCAATAATTAAGGCACATTAATTCTAATACTATCCTCAAAAGTAATTGTAGTTTTGTCTGTTGTGAATCTATCTTGAGTAAATAGACCATAATTAAAACAAAAGTTTATAGCATCGATTAAAGAATTCGCATCTATTGGAATTTCTCTGCGCCATTCAGAATATGTATCTATAGTAATACTTTGCATATATATTTTATCGTTTGCGAAATCTTCTTCTTTTTCTCCACCCAAATTTACAGATTTAATGAAAAGACCAGCCTCATAAAGCTCCTGTCTAATAGCTCCAATTAAAAATCCAGATACTATATCTGTAAGTTCCTCTCTATCAGGAATTGATTCAGCAGCAATTAAAATATCAAAACTTTGATCCCAAGCACCACAAACTAAATAGTGCGTTGGAGTTCTTATATAAGAATTTTCTCCATATCCGTCAATGACTAAATCTAATCTGTATTGTTTACTAGTTACATCTTGATTAAAACTTACTGGATGATATCTACCAGAAGAATATCTAATAGTTATAGATGGAAAAAATCTTTTGTCTGCCCTATATATATCTCCTATATAAATCCTAGATGTTCTTTTTTCCTGTATATCAGGCGGTACATCTGTAAGATTTGGTGTTAATGGAAATCCCCAACCATCTGTTTCAAAACGATATATGGTATCATTTCTAAAATAGTCTCGTAATACATCTATTAGCAAATTTTTACTTTGTGCTACAGCAACTTGACGAGTAAAATCTGTATAATTAAAAAGATCTGAATAAACTCTATGACTTGTTGCCATTTGCCACCTCAAATAAAGAAATATAATTTTGAAACTTTCTTGATCATATTTCTTATTTTTTTTCAAATTCTATTATTTTAAACCATTAATAAACCACTTTATATAATCGATACTATTTAAATTAAAAGCAATTAACGGAAAAAGTGATTAATGTAACATTCTATTCTATTATCAGGGTATTGACCTAAAAATTTTAATATTGCTTAAATATTAATTATATATTTTTTATAAATTTTACCCAAATTTTAAATAAGATTTTAAAGAATTTTTTTGTCCTATATCTAATTAAATATCTAATATAAAAATTGAATCTATTTTGAGCCATATTTAGTATAACAAACTGTACACAAATTGCCTTCAGGTTTTCTACAATGAATTGGTTTTATTTTATTACATAAAAAAAACAAAGTTTGTTTGGTGTCACATAATATTCCGTATATATTTTATTTATTATTTTGCCACCTTACATAATTTTCCACATAACGAATAAATTTTATTTTGGCTCGTATAGTATTTTTATAAATTTGCTTATCCCGTCAATTTTTTACTATAATTAAAATTTATTACAAAGTGAACATAATTATTCCGTTTTATTATATATATTTGTAATAATACGCTTTACAACTTTCTGACCATTATCCAGATTTAAATGAATTTATTTTTTCTCTTTTACAAAAACTACAAAAATATTTTGGTACAGAATAATAAGAACAACAAAAAATATCATTATTTAACTATTTTTACTTTCTCCACATCTGCTATAAACCTCTTTCATATTATCCCTCTCTATTTATAGGCTGTGCTACTCGCACTAAAGTTTGTCCCGGCAAAGCATTAAAATTAACATTGTCATTCACCATATTTTCTAGGAAATATTCAGCTTTATATTTTCCACTTGGTAATAAACACATCCATTCGCCAGCTCGATTTGTTTTTGTTTCTTTTATCATTTTATTATTATTATTAAAAACTTTCACATTTACTCCACTTACAAGTCGCCCATCCTTGTTTTTTATTTGACCAAGAATTTTTATTTTACCATCAGAGTTTACAGCTGGTAAATTAACTGGCGAATCACCAATTTTTACTTCTTGTTTTGTTTGACCAATAGTTGTTTTAACTGGAGCAAGACACGTACAACTTTGTGGAACAACCATGGTTTTTGTTAATTCTGCTGTTGCTAAAATCATTGGTTTAGAAGTTTCTAAGTGTTCATTTTTATTTGTACGATTTAATAATTCCTTTATCATTAATTCCATGTTTGCAAATCGTCGCTCAATTAGTTCTAACCGAGTCTTTATATTTTCTATCATTTCTAACCCTGACTTTTCTGTCATCTTAACTCCTTATAAAATATATGTTACTAATGCCCCATATATAATAAATATACCACTTATTGAACTGGATTTTGTATTAAACATTACTGAATGTATTTCATTATTATTTATGTTAGTTGTTATAGTTGGGTATAATGTAACCGTAAGATAACCAGAGCTACCACTAATAATTGGAGTTACAGTGTTACTAACATTAATTCCAGATGATGGACTATTCCAATATGTTTTTCTTAATATAAAAGAAACATCACCTGTAACAATACCATTAAAAAATATATAAACTTGGACATTCTCTATTATCGAACCAATAGGAACATCTCTTTGTGTATATTCAATTCCACCAAATTCATAAAAATCTGCTACATAAATTCCACTCATATAACTAGGAAGCAAACCTGCAAACCAATATGAACCGCTATGTGTTGCTGTATACGATATATTTGCATTTGTCATAGGTATAACTGCTGTATATGTTCCACCTTTATTCATATAATCAACACTATTAGTTCCAGTAATATTATTTCTAAATACAGATGAGCTAGTATCAATTAAATTATTATTTGTTACTAAACAATTATCTCCAGTAGAATTAATAATTGAAGTTATGTAAGAAATGCCAGAAGTAAGAGTTGATGAAGCGGAAAATATATTATTAGAAATTGTACAAGAATATGCTGCATTACTTAACATAGGATATGATCCAATATTATTTAAATTAGTCGTTCTAACAATAAAAAAATTATCATTAATGAAATTTTGTCCATAACCTCCACTTGAAGTTATTTCAACTAACGAATTTGGAGTTGGCAATCCAGCATTTTGAACTAACCAGTGTAAAAAAACATTTTTTGAAATTATTATATTTCCATCAAAAGGAGATGTTCCATCAATTTTTAGTACAGGAGCCTCTGCTGAAATTAAATCTAAAAGCCATCCACTAGTTAAAAAATTATTTGTTATAATTAGTTCAAAACTGGTATCTATATTAACAGATGTTCTACAACAAACTATTTCATTAGTACTTATTATACTACATGATACTTTAGTTAATGAAACACCAATACTTGACCCACCAAAAAAGTAATAAATTTTATTATTTAAAATTGTACTTAAACTTATACTATTATATAGCAAATCAGTTCCATTTAATAAAATACCATATTTTAAACCTTCATTAGAAGCAGGAGTATTAATAATAACATTATCCAAAATATTAATATTTCTTGAAACTCCAGTAATATTTATCGCAGCGCCAGAAGCGACAGTTGTTGCCGTACAATTAAAAATATTTCCAGATATATATAATCCATTAACTTGTCCAATATTTATTAAATTTGCTGAATCAAGACATGTGTTATTTATAATATTATTAGAAAAATATATATTTTTCGTATTTGTTATTATACCACTTAAATATAAAATATTTTGTCTTATATCATTAAATAAATTATTTGAAATATAATAATTTTCATTATTTGTAGTAGTTACACTAATATCACCAAAAATAGCAATAGACATATTATAAAAAAAACAATTTTTTATATTTACATCTGAAACGCTCATAAACTTGATACCGATACTATTTGAATTATAAGTATCAGCACTAAAAGTACAATTTTCTATTAAAATGTTAGATCCAATTGATGAAGAAATAAAGCCATTTAATGGAAAAAGAGCAGTATAGAAATTTATATCACGAATTGTACAACCAGATGTACAAGATATATATGCTGAACTAGATGTTAAAACAATTTTTGCATTTCCAAATCGGCCATCTCCTACTAAAAGAGTTCCAAAAGGCAAAAATACAGCGGAATCTAAATAAACATTTCCACGTATTTTTATTATTTGCGGAACTGAAGAAGAAGTTGTTTGTAATATATTTATATAATTTACAGCAGATTGTAAATCATGAAATGTTCCATATAATAATGTTTTACCTTCAACATATTCTTGATCTTCAATAATTAATTCTATTTTGTTATCTAAATTATTTATAAATTTTCTAACATCAAAAACATTAGATATTTGGCTATTTGAATTTACTGAAATTACATATAACAAAGTTTTATCTTGACTTTTTAATATTTCAGTTGAAGAAAATGTTGAAATTTTTCCAGTAACATATTGATTATCTTTTAATAACTTAATAAGTCCATTACTTTCGGCATATAAATTATAAGTAGCTAAGCCATCGTTAGGTATCAAAAATGAAATTTTAGAAGTATCAATAATCATGCCATTAACTAAAAGTTGCCCACCATTATATAAACAATTTGTGGCACCAATTGTATAAGTTAATGAACAGTCTCTAATTACACCACCACTACGAACTAAAGATCTTGGATACGTAATATAATCTCTTGTATAATCAGTTCGTACATCATATCTTCCAACGTTTCCAAATAATCTTCTATCTTCTAGATATTTAAAATATTGTTTATTATGTAAAACCTTTCCGATATGTAAATATCTTTCTTCACTTTGTCTTGCATAAACATCTATATCTATAGCATTATCACTAGATAATGTTATATAATTCTGAATCACTTCAAATTCTATATAATCTGTACCATTTATAGTATAAACTTTAAAGCGATGTCCTGGTATAGATGGTATTGGAAGTATTACTATTTCTCCACCGTTTATTACTGTTGATCCAGATCCTCTATATCCAAGTTGTACTATATAAGTTCCACTTACAATAGTGTATGCTAATCTAACAGAACTTGCTGGAAAATTTCTAGATATATCAACAACATTAAAAAATTGTGAAGCATCCTGAGAAGATATTACTGGCTCTTTATAATATTCTAATCTTGAAGAACCAAAAAATCGCGCATCAGATAAGTCACTTCCTTCAACAAATAATTCAAATAAAGTTTGATTAGATATTGACTTAACTCCAAAAGTATCGGCATAACCAACAATATTTAATGAAGTTATTGGAGTTAAGTTAGACTCAATATTAAGAGACGTGCTATTATTTATCTGATCACAAACATAAGTTCCATCTTCAGTAACAGTGTTTTTTATTCTTAATAGTTCAGGAACTTGTATACCATTTGCTAATATGTTTTGGCTAATAGACTCTATGGTTTTAGTGCCGCCACCGGCTACAGTCCCAGTCGCATCAACTAATTTTTTTAATCCTGTAAACTCATAACCGTCAATATAGAATCTGCGATTTAATGCGTATCCAACATCGCCAGTTGAAAATCCTAAAACAGTCCAAGCGGAGTCACTTGCTGGCGAATTAATAATCATATAACCATCAGGTTCGTCAAAAGCTATACCAAGCTCTCCATTATAAACAAAGGAAATGAACGGATAATGATCGTTAGCAAATTGTTCATTTAAAACTAAAGATAGATTTTCAACTGTCCAAGTACTACTTAATGAACTAAAAGTATTCAACAGTGTATATACATCGATATCAGAAGTATATCCATTTGCCCAAGTTAACTTTATATTCTTATTAGATGTTGATAAGTTTCTCGGCATGATATTACTACTTAGTACATAAGGAGAACCCGGATGAATTACCTGAATAATTGAACCACCAATTGAACTTATATTTGTTTTTCTAATTGCAAAATTTAAAGAAGATGGAGCAGAAAATTCGTCCGGCTTTTTATAAACAATTGCGCTAGCAGTTCCACCAACTTGTAATGGAACTAGAAATCTAATTACTGCTGAACTTGGATCAGTACTATCAACGTACCTAGTACATGTTGTAGTCCCACCTACCAAAATATCAACTCGGTCACCACGAGTTATCAAACCAAAATTTGTTGGTAATGTTATATATCTTATAAATGTTGATCCAGCACTTACTCCATATAGGGCAGAAGATGGAACAATTGTATATGAATGACTTGTTTCGTTATATATTACATCTTGTTCTTGTAATATTCCATTACTGTGCTGTCTATCTTGATGTAATATTGTTGCGCCCTCTATATATCTAGCAGTTTCTTCAATAGCATCTTGAACATTATTAGCAAATATTGGTAATCCTGTATCATCAAAAGATATTGCAGAGGCAACATGTGCAGCAACCGGATCAGCTAGGTGATTTATAATCCTAGTATTTAGATCATTTACTATTCCTTGAAGATTATATCCATCATACGAGGTACCAGAATAACCATCAATATCGCTCGTGCGATGTCTACCATAAGTTGATGAATGAGAAGTATGTGCTGTCAAATGTCCTATATCAATAGCAAGAGCGTCCATTGTGCTTATAATTAAAGCATAGTTGCTATCATGTTGCGCTTTAAGCCAAGCTGTTCCGTAATCCAAGTCTAATTTAGATTCTTCAATACCAGCATTGGAAGCAATCATACTATTCACAATTGGCAGAGTCACAAGGGCGATAGCTGCTAACGCTGAAGCTTTTATTGATCCATCAGGATTTAACACCCTATTAAGCCGCGTAGTAACATCTGAAGCAATTCCTTGTGGATTGATACCTAATGTTTCTTCAATATTAAAAATAGCACTTCTAAGAGAATTTATTGCTGAACCACCAATTTCAGTAATATTATCATCAACTTTTTCAAGTTCAACATCTGTATCTAATTGTATCGGATATTTGCTATCAACCATTTATTTACCTATCTCCAATTTATTATTTTTAAATTATTCTATTCAATGTATATATTTTTTTATTTATTAAGCTTCTTTATTATCATCATTTTCTTCTTCTTCTTCTTCTTCTTCTTCTTCTTCTGATTTTATTTCTATTTTTTCTTTATTAAAACATCTATTATTTGGTATATTTTTAAGCTCTATATGATGTTGTGTAACATTAGCTCCAAAATATGCTGATACCACTAAAGTATTTAAAGAAATAAACTCAATTCCACTAAGAATAACTAATGGGATTTCAGCTTTAAAAATAAAAATACTTAATAATGGCGGTATTAAAAAAGCTAAAGAAGAAACCCAAAATACTAATAAGACCAAATTCCATTTTCTTGATTTTGTTTTATCATAGCTTTTATATTTATTTTTTTTCATTTTTACTTTTTAAATTCTCTGTCATTTTTATAAATTCATTTTTAGATGGCATATTTATAGTATTTTGTAAATTTCCAGTTCCATACATTCCTGGTACATTTGCTATAGAAGATATTCCAGATTGTGCTACTGACATAGCCTGTTGTGTTTGAGCAAGAGCTTCTTTCCTTATTTTATCTATTTTGTCAATCAATTCTTTTCTTTTTGCTTCCATTTCTAATTTAACTGAAGTCTGTGGTGAATCAAATATAACTTTTTCAACATTAATATTCAGTTCTGTAGCAAGAGTATATAATTTTTTAAGCTGTTCTTTTGCTTTTTGAACAGTTTGTTCCTGTTCTTTTATCATCTCTAAAAGTGTTTCCTTATCTAACATTATTTTCTCCCTGTAAATTCTAATTTGTCATCATTTATAGTAATAATCTTTTTTTTTGATTCAGAATAGTATTCATCAAATTGTTCTTCTGGGGATATTGCTTTATTAAGATTATGTACAATTTCTTTTTTTATATATAAGTTTTTTAAACGCTCAATAATTTTAGGCTGCACTAAATTTTCAAATCTAGCCGCCAGTTCCAATGTTTTTATTGCTGTATTTATTTTTTTTTCAGTATCTTTTAGTTGTGCAACTTGCGTAGTATTCATAAAAAATATTTCAACTAAATCATTATCTTTATAAAAATGAATTTCATATCCATTACGATGATTTTCACATTCATCAAAAAAACAATATCCGTCCTTATCTTTTCCATTTTTATATATATTTTTAACTATATACATTTTTACTCCTTAGGCAACATATCTACAATCAGCAGTATCAATGGCATTTCCACTTCCAAAACTAGTCGGCATAGTATTTCCTCTAGAAAGATTTCCTGTTGCAGTAATATTTGGAGTTGGATTATCAATTACAAATCCAGTACTACCAGTACCACTGCCGCCATAACAATAATTTCCAACTACCAGTGTATTATCACAATTTTGTAAACCCATACCATTTGAGCCACTTGATGGGTTAACACACATATTCCCATTAAAAGATGATGAATCAACTGCACGGAAATCAAAAGCATATACTCCAGAAAATGTTGTTACAAAATTATTATTCGCTATCATTTTAGTACAAGAACTAGAAATATATATACCAGCAAAATCATAACTAACATTTTTTATATAATTACCAATTATTGCATTATATAACAAACCTGATATTTTTATTCCATGACAGGCTATTGGGCTAAAAATATAATTATTTGATACAAGAATATTATTAGTATTAGTATCTGTAAAAATTCCTGCAGTACCAGTATCAGGATAATATATATAATTTCCACTTATTTTGCTATAATTTGAATAATCTAATTTAATTCCATTTCCATCAACAAAAAATATCCAATTATTATCTATTACAGATCCATCAGAATATTCTACAAAAATTCCTCCCAAACCGTAAGCTCCAATATGATTATTTAAAAGGTAATTTCCAAAAATTATAGTATTATCGTTCGTACCATATGTTCCTCCTTGAACTAGTATTGAATATGTATTTGAACTAGCAACATTATTATATAAATAATTTCCAAATATTAAATTACCCCAAGAATATCCTAATGGATTACAATATATTGAAATTGATTCTTGATTAATATCTTTAATATAATTACCAAAAATATTACAAAAATTACAATCTCCAACTAAAGAAATACCTTGTTTAACAATAGTATCTAAATAATTATTACAAATAATTACATTGTCAGAACCTCCTAATGAATTTGTAAATAATTTTATACCATTTGCTCCTAAATTTCGTAATTTATTATTTGATATAACAGTATTATGGCACCCACCATTAATAATAATTGCTGTCCAAGCAGAGGTATTCTCTATATAATTTCCAGAAATTAAACAATCTGGTGAATCATTACTTAATTGAATTCCTGGACCGCCTCCAGAATATATAAAATTGTTACAAACAGATGTTCTGCCTCCATAAATAGTAATACCTGATGAATCAGGTGTATTAAATATTAAATAATTATTTGTTATTAAACTATTTGTAGGAGCATTAAAACCACAATTTATACCATAATTATCATATAAAGAATAATTATTTGCTATTAGAACGTTATATGCATCTATTGTTGCCGATATACATTCATACGTTCCTGTTGTATAATTTGAAATAATACTAGGTCCTTGAGCTTGATTAACAGAAATTGCTATTTTCCCAGTTGCTAAATTGCTTATAAAATTTCCCTCTATCATGGCATAATTTGAATAATATGTAGAAACAATCCCGCCACCATAACAATCAAAAATTGAATTACTTTGAATTATTGGATATTGAGTATTAAATACATATATTGCATCATTTCCTGAGCCATTTATAATATTATTATAAATAAAAGGCTCATTTGCATCATAACAATATATAGAATAGTCATGTGCTGAAATTATTCTATTATTACAACATACAACATCTGATCCGATTATATCAATTGCATTATTGTTAGAATCTTTAATATAATTAGAATTTATAACACATCTGTCACCAATTTCTGAAATCATATAATAAAATGCTGTTCCAGATGCTTCTCCAAAAAATATATTACCATTTATTATACAATCAGTTTTATTATTTATTTTAATACCTAATTGTGGCATTCCAATAGCAGAATCACCAAAAATATTATTTATAATAAATACCCTATTATCATATAAATAAATACCAGCTAACATGTTAGCAGTTGGATAAATTATTTGATTCCCTGTAATTAAAATATTTGTACCACCGATAGAAGTAGTAATAGCAGAAGAAGTCATAGATTGGCAGTATGAATTTATTATATTATTAGAAATTATTGAATCTTTGCCAACAAAAATAATACCATTATCTGAATTTATATTACCTAATAAAAAATTATTACTAATGATTAAATTACTACAATTATTACCATTAATTCCTATACCAGAAACATTTTCAATTATATTTCCACTAATTGTCCCATTTGGAGTATTAATAAAAGAACAAATCGCTGCATTTGTTGCAGTTATACTAGAAGAACCATATATGTAATTATTAATTACATATTTTGCATCTTTAATTCCATAACTTCCTGGAACAAATATTCTATTTCCTATAACCCAATCATCAACTCCTCGTCCAATAATACCAACCATCGAAGTGGCTAGAGTTGTTAGATCGCTATTATCAATAATATTGTTTGATATAATTACACCAAGCATGTTGTTTACTGAAGATATTCCATATAAAGCCACATTAGTGATCATATTACCAGAAACAATAGAATCTGAAAATACTGCATAACTGTTTGCAAGTCGTATTCCATAATTCATAAGAGCGGTAGTGGTGCCACCAACTATAATATTATTACACACAATGCAACTTATGCCATTATCAATTGACATACCAATAGCAAATCCGCCCTGAATTGTGTTATTAGTTATAATACAAGAGCTACTTGCGCGTAAACATGGTTCTGTAGAAACCGCAAAAGAATCCTGATAGAATTTATTACCACTTATAATAGAGCTTGTAAGAACATACGCGGAAATCGTAGTTGTATTAGAAAAACCTATACCAGCTTTTTCAACATTTGCTATATTATTAATAAATATGCTATCTCTTATTAAATTGTCATCAGTTATAGCTGCACGGCCACATTTAACAAAATAGGCTGCCCCATAACTACCAGTTTTTGTTATTGTACAATCTTGGATTTGTATTCCATATAAAGTAACAGCTGGTGGCCATATAGTAGCAATATTTGCGAGACAAGCGACTGAAGCAGCTGAAACTAAATTAAAATTGACACCCAAATCATGAATATGTATGTAATCGGCCATTATAACAAACACTGGAGCATCCACTGTCATGTTTATTTTTCTGCCAGCCCCATCAATTTCAATATCAGCAACATCTAGTAAAATACTAGCTTCACTGATAGACGAAATAGTTATGTCACTCACTAGAATTATTTTTTTGGGAGCAATAACCTGAGTTGCATATGTACTTAGTGTTTTAACATATTCGATAGCAGATTTTAAAGATTCAAAATCACATCCATATCCATCACTACCAGCTACCGGTGTATTCCCAACAGTAAGATAATTTTTGTCATTTATAAGAGAACCAAATCGTCTTAAATCTGTGTTTGTAGACCATGCGCCTCCAGCAGTTGTAAATTTATTTAAAATCACAACTGGCAAAACTGGATTTAATATGGAACTAAGTGTTGTTGTGGCAGAAACTACGACCACACCATTCACAATGTTGGCATACATATAATAATCTCCAGGAGATGATATCACAACAACACCACCATTATATCTTAGAAGTCTACCGTTGCTTGCGATATATCCAGCAGCTACAGAAGCGCTTGGTCCACCGCCATATTGTAATACAGCCATACCTTCAACTACAAAACTGTCAAAAGCACGTTCTAAAAAGGTTGCATTTTCGTTTAAATAATTCTCAGCACTTCTTAGTTGAGAATGAACATTATTAGATGTAAAAGAATATTTACTAGTTGTATAAGGAGTTTCTCCAACTTTGGTAGAACCGGTAATACGACCTATTTGCCCAACAATCTCACTTACAGCATTTCTTAAAGTTGAGATTGGTAGTACATATCCATCTGCAAAAGTTCGTGAGCCACTGCCCGTATAATTTAAAGTATTTACTGCATCTAATAGCCCCTGTAATTGCGAACCGACAGAACCAATTGGCAAACTATGATAAGTTCCGGTTTTTGCTGGGCTCTCAATTACTGTATCAGGGTGTCTTGGTGGAAAACCACGAACGTGGTCTTCAATATTAGAATAAGCATCATTAAGTCTGGCAACAACTGTTCCAAAAGGTCCCTGTGGATTAATTCCAAGAGTTTGTTCAATAGAGATTACTGCGCTGCGCAAATCATTGTGATCTGCCGCAACGATCTCGTCTATGCGATCACGAGCAACTCTTATCTGGGCGTAGCCATCAATTGTTGCAGGATATAGTGTGGTCATTTATAAAATACCTCAAAATTATTTTCTCTTCTCTTTATACAATAATATGCGTATGATTTAGGACAGATTGTACAACCCCATTATAAATAATATGATTATGTCCTTGAGATTCCAAAGTAGCAACCTTTAGTGTAAGTAAAGATGCTCCTTGTGGAACTATAATTCCATGTGAATGTGCCACAATCCCAGGAGTTGAATTTATTGAAGTTTGCATTGTAACTGGAATAGGTGCCGTATTTCTTATAATCGGAAATTGATAAATTTCGTCATCTTTTGGCATCCTTTTAAGTTTAAATTTTTGAGCACCTGTTTGTGTAAAAAGCACTTTATTTCGTGTAACATTGAGTACTTCATAGCGCCACTCTTCCAATGTATCTTCAATAAATCGTACAACAACATCTCTATCTTTAATTTGTGGAAAAGGTAGGGTCCAAGCATCTGGTTCATATACAGGCTCAAAACCACCACGATCTATAATACTCAAATCGTCCGTTGCTGGATCAACTCTTACTAAAATTCTGCGATCAGAGCGCCTTGGATTAAAAAATTGCACATATCCTTGAACAAAACCAGTACCAAAGCAATTATGTACCACAATATTTTCTACCACATATGTGTGTTTATTCTCAACTTCTAAATTATAAACTTTTCCAGAATAAAACTCTTTTGATGTTTTTTTAATTTTTGTTAGCAATTCAGTTTTAAAATTCCATTTATTTTTTCTATTTTGATGAATCAATGTTTCTTCTTCCCAACTAACAATATAACATAATTTCCTTTTATTACCACATTGTGTTAAAAAGCTTGATTGCTGAAATCTTAAAAGTGGCTGTTTTCCTAGTCTATGTAATAATTCTATTATTTGTAATGCCAATATTTTTGATGATTGCCCGATTTCGTTTACTTTTTTATTACCATCGCCATCATAAATCCCTTGAATAAGCGCTTCTATTTTCTTATCAGGTAAATTTATAAGAATGTATGGGATTTGTTTTTCGTAGCAATGTTCTCCAAATAAATCAGGAAACCATTCAGATAATGTTGTACTATGAACTTCAATATTAACACCATTTTCAGAACAACTTCTAACAGTCGAATTAAAGCCCCTTTTTTTAAAAAAGTTTATTATTTTTTTCTGAAATTTGGTTTCATTTTTATGTAATGAAAAACAAATATGTCTTGTCCCAGAAGAACCCTCGGCCAAATACATTCCACAAATCCATAAAAATTCATCGTCTATTTTAAATTTTTCTATTCCATTCCGTTTAGAACCCAAAACAGTTTGTTTTGTATATTTTTCTGGTATTTGTAACTCATCAATGTCACAGACACTATTAGACCATTTATTTTCTAACCAATTTTCTTCTGTTAGTTGTCCAGCATTTCTCCAATCCATACGATGTTTTGGTGGGACGTTTATTTTATAAAAGGCGTCTATTGTAATTATGGCATCTTGTTTTTCTTTGAAAGTTCCCAAACTTATTCTATTACCATAATCATCTGTAACACGAACTAACCAATTGCCGCTGGGTAATAGCTTAGGATCAACATGTCGGCTCGCCCCATCTCCGTTTTTAATAAAACAATCACATTTCGGTCCGCAAGGTCTTAAAATGTGATGATTATCACACATAGTTAAAAATGGGTGTTCCGGAGTTACTAATATTGGAGTCGAAGTGTGTGTTTCAATTTTAATAATATCTCCAACAAAATCTCTTTCCATAACATTATAAACTTTTTGATATGAGCCATCATCTGTTAGAACAAGGTCACCATTTTTAATATCTTTTATTTTAATAAAACCATTTTTTGTATTTATTAATGTATCAGGATGAAAACAAGTTGGGCACCTAGAATCAGGATGTTCTCTTCTAAGCATAAAACAATGACATCTCATACCTGTCCACATTCTTCTAATTAAAACAAATGGTTCGCCACTACTTTCAAGAAGCATCTCTTCTCTTTGTAGCACGTGTGTTTGAACATTAGATGCTTTTACTAAATGCCTATTTCCATAGCCGTCTGTTCTAACTTGTACGCCCCCAAAATAACTTGGTCTACACTGCCCTTGCATAAAACTTTGTGGCGACATTGTTCGCCAAGTTCCACAATAATCAAATCGCGGAAAAGCACCAGAAGCGTTGTTTTGATTACCAGGAGATGTAATTGAATCTATCGGTTCTTGCTTATATCTTAAATATCCATCATGATATGCATAGCCATCATATCCATCCCTATATCCATCCGGTCCATATCCATCTCCAAGTACATTTGTTAGCGCATAATTTGGTTTTTGAAATGTAGGATTTGATTGGGCTATTATAGTATTTGAATCTTCTTGCCCAAAATATAACATTACTTTAGAATTAATAACATGGGCCATTGGCGTAGTATCAAAATATCCGCGCTCACTAACTATAAAAGCTGGTGGAAAAACTTGAATTGAGTTATATTTAATTAATTCAGCATCAATTTGAATAATTCCATAATTTGGGAATCCACTAGTTGAGGTAACACTAATTATATTTGTATTATCATATACATATCCAGCAGTACGTACTATTTCTGGATAAAAGAACATATCTGGGCCAGCTTGTTGCATACCAGAATATGTAAAAGTATTAGGCTGAAATTCTGCAACTCTGACGCCAAAATAACGAGCTTCTCCAGGGCTTAGACCCCAAATCGTCGCTTTAGTGTCTGTTACTAAAAAGTCTGGATATCCATCAAAAACTGCATCTTTAGTTGTGGCATAATAAACATTATAGAAAATTATATCCCTATCAACAAATGGATAAGCTGTATTCCAAGTTAAATTTATTTCTGTACCAATTCCAGCATCTACAGCTAATATTAAGCCTAAATTCGTTGGAGGAAAGAAAGGCATTGTTCTATTACATGCCCTATTAGAAACTTGATCTATAAGTGGCAGTATAGGAGAAACCGGATGATAACCAGAAGTATAGAAACTATAATTATAAGCATCTAACTCTGAACCATCCATTATTTGTATATGAATTGTAATTTCTGAAGCTATATTTAAAAATGGTTTTTTTGGATATATTCCAATTAAATAGCCATCAGAAGATTCAAAAATACCTCCAGAATAGCCATTTATAAATGACCCTTCATAAATAGCATATATGTTGTCAATAGAAACCCCTAAAGAATCAAGTTGTGTCGTACCATATTCATCTTCTATAGCAAATTTGACAATTGTAGTTCTAGCGACATCAGTTTGTCCAGGTTCAGGAATGAAATTTTTAAAAATAGCCATTTAAAGATTTCCTCTATTATAAATCTTCAACTAATATCTTCGCCTTTTCTTCTCTTTCTTTTCCACGAATATCATGATGATCTAAAAGATTTTCTATATAATCTTGTATTTCTTCTGCACTTTCATGTTCGCATTGAAATTTAAGCTGAGTTTTAAAAGCCTCTTGTTCATTTGGATCATCTAAATAATCTTCTTTATCCACCTTGCCATTTACTTTACCAGCCTCTTGTTGCATAACATGGATAATTTCATGACCGCCCAAATAACGAAGTTGTTTTTCAATTGGCTCATTAAATAGATTTTCATTTAAAAAGATTTCACCATTAACAGTTTTTGCTGAAACATCTATAGGAGAAAAATAAACATTTACATCATCTATGAAGGATGGTTCTCTATCATATTCTTTACACTTATCCAAATAAACTTTATCTTTTTTAATAATACTTTTAAGAAATTTAATCCTATCGCTATATTTTTCTTCTAATCTTTTTATTCTATTAAAATGAGCCTTCTTAATCCTATTTTGGGAAAGCTGTTTATAATTCATTTATAACATCACCTCGTCCCATAGATTTTATTAAATTTAAAATATTTTGTTTTTGATTAAAAATAAAATCATTATTAATGTGAGAATCCAGATCTTTTATGTTTATAATTTTCCAACCAATTAATGCCAAATATCTTCTTTTTTTCTCATCTCGATAATATACAATATTAAAAATATTTTCTCCAAATATTGGTTTAAAATGTCCGATTCCATCCCAACAGATAGTAATTTTTAATTCTGGAAATATCTATTTCAAATGGAGGAAAAATATCCAAATCATGATGTTTTATAAAAGTATTTAAACTACTTTTTAAAGCGTTATAAAATTCTCTCTCCGGTTTTGAGCCATCTTTGCCGCTTTTTTCAAGAGAAGCACAAAGTTTTTTGATCTTTATTGGTTTTAGTCTCGCGACCCTTTCTTTATATTTTTCTATTCCAAAAATTTCTTTAAGAATGTTTCTAATTGAATTCGCAGATAGCCCAACCTTTTTACAAATTTCTTCTGGAAATAAATTTGTATCAAAAATTCAGAAACTATTTCTTTTTGTTCGGTAGTTAGTTTATCTTTTTTACGCAATTTCGTTAAAAATTCTTTGTTTTTTCTTTTATTATTTTCTTTTATTTTTTTTCAATCAACTCTTTGTTTTTATTATAATATTTAGTAACAGTATTTATTTATATATTAAGTTTTCCTAAATTTCTTAATTGCGTAACCCTAATAAAACAAACTCTTTAATTTTTAATATAATATCTTTTGATAATTTTTGGTATCATTTGAAGAAATTTTTCTCTTAGATGTTCCAAATTTTCTACGCCAGATAAATAGTATTTTACGTTGATCTATATTGAATTGTTTTTCTAAAATCGTTATTGGAATATCTGAATAAAACAATTGTTCAATTTCTTCTATATTCATTTATCCTCTATTTGTGTTATTACTCTCACGCCTTTTTATCCTTATTTGAGCTATCTGTTTGTGTTACATTTGTTAAGCCCTCTTGCGTTAATTCCATTATAGCAAAAACTTGTTCATATCTACTTATAATTTCTTCCGCTATCTTTATGACATTACGAAGTCCAAGAATTTCAACCTTAAGCTCTGCAACTGTCTCTGGTTTTTCTATTCCGGCATAAGTAACGCACTTCTTAATTATCATATAATCACCTTACTTTAAAAATCTTTATTAATTAAATCAACTATCTCTTTAGCCTTTTGTTCTACAAATCGAGGGTTAAAAGCTCCATTATCAATTACCGAAATATGCTTACAGCCTTTATTCAAGAACTTTATTACGAGTAATATCATTCTTACAAATTTTTTCAAATTCTTTATTTCCGAAAACTGGTTTTTCTATGGCCTATGCCATTCCAACAAATTGCTATATTTTTATTTGGAAGACTTATATCTATTTCAAGTTTTGGAACAATAGAATAATCATGATGCTTAACTTCAAAAGGATACAAATTATTTAGCAGTTCATAACAATAAATTTCATTTTTAGAGCCAAGGAATTTTCTTTTTTAATAGATTTCGCCGCATGCTCCTTTTGTAACTCAAACATTTTTGCAACACGCTTTTCAAATTCCGCTCGCCAAAAATTTTCTATCCAAATCTTTTTAATTGTTCCTGTTCCAGTTTTTAATTCTTTGGAAATTGTACTTAACCCTTTGTCTGAGGCAAACTCCTTTATAATTAAATTATATTTTTCTGAATCTTTGATTTTTAAACTGTTTGATTCTCCATCTTTTTCCCAAGAAATATAGTGTATTCTATTTATTCGTTCTTTATATTTTTCTTTTCCAAACTCACGAATAAAAGTTGGTTTTATTGTTTTTGGATCACATTTACATTGGGCAACAATTTCTCTAAAAGATAAATTCGTATCAAAAAATAAAATTATTTTATCATAAGTTTCATAGGATATGGTGTCATTACGATACAATTTATATTTTGTATTTCTTTTTGTAAAATTTGGATTTATTTTTCTGTCGCCACATTGATATTGCTTCTTCATTGAATTATAATTCATTTTACTTTTTCTTTCTTTATATTCTGGGATTTGTCTCCATATTTCACAAATAAAAGTCGAACTTGCCCAAAAATTTTCTTGTGTAGATAGTTATTTACAAGTAATGTCTTTGTAAAAAGCATTAATTGCTATTTGTTTTTGCTCTTCAACAAAAATAAAATGTTTTTCATCCTTTGTTTTAAACAAATGACTACTTACACCAACTTTCTCATTACACTTTTTATTACAAACAGGGAGCTTCATCTTACACATACCTATATTATCCTCCTTTCACGTAGGTGTCGGAGCCTCATCCATGAAGGATTGCTCGCAAGCACTCGAAAACTTCCAAAACCAACCGGGCTTGGTTTAATACAACCCTTAATAAACTTTAGATTTTCTCTATGAGCATTTAGGAATTGACTCATTTCATTGTTTAATGTAGTTGATAAAGGTGGAGGATTCATTGTAATACCATTATCAGTAATAGTAAATTCACGACCTGCCTCTATAAGCATCTGAGCTGCCCAAGCAAGAATACAGGCTCCCTCAACAATTACATGGCAATATCTATTATATATTACTTCATTAGAAAAATGAAAATCAGTAAAATGAGGTGTCTGATTAAATTCTTGTAAACTACAATTTAAAAACCAAACTAACTCATCATTTGTAAAAACATTACAATCTACATATTCTATATTTCCATAAGCATCAATAGTTTCTACTTGTAAATTATTTTTAAGTCTTGCCTTTAATATGGCTAAAAGCATATTAATTCCAATTATTTCATCTTCAGAATAGCTAACATTTGGATTATCTCCAATTTGAGCCCCAGCATAACTAATTGCTGCTGTATGGTCTAATACATTAAATGATAAATCTACATTAGTTGTTTCACCACTTACTACTACTTGCCACCTATCAATCCAAATTCCAAGAGAAGCTAATGGTGATGTTGTATAATTGAATCTATATTTACCAATAGATAATTTTGATACATTTATAGGAGAAAGTGGTCTTATTACAGAATTATGAGAATCAATAATAGATACATTTGGTATGGCATCAGGATCTATATCATTTCCCATTACATCTCTAATTTCTATTTCTAAAGCAATTGTTTGCCCAGCAATTACTTCCCTTGTAATAGCCATAATCCTCCCTACATATTTAAAAACATAATATTTTTTAATTAACTATATATATAGTTATTAATAGTTTTTGGCATGAATTTCTTTTCAAAAATTTACTAAATATTTAAGTAATTATACCAATATGTTTATATTGAAATGTTATGGCACTTAGTGATAGGTTATTTTGAAATGATATTTTTTAATATAGAAATATAACAATATTATCAAATATAATAACTAGTTACAATATTGAGTTAATAAAATATTTAATATTTTGTCAAATTACCAATTTTAATTTCTTTCCTCTGGTAGATCATCTAATTCACCTTTAATAGTAATTACTAAAGGATTATTTTTAATTTGCCAAAATTCTTTTTCTAAAGGTGCTGGCTCATTTTTATAAAACCACATTAATTTTGTACCATCAGTAGTTTGATAAACGCCAATTATAATTATTTCTCCACTATGAATTAAAGAATGATGATTAGGGCATACTATAGCAATATTAATATTGCTATTTGTACATCTTTTATCTTTCTTAGGTATTATGTGATGATAATGTAATATATTTTTTTGCTTTATACCACAAATTTCACAACAAACTTTAGATCTTATTTGATTCAATATTCTTGGCATCTATTTTTTAGAAAATATTTAATTTCCTTTATTAGAAACAACAATCGGTGTAACATCTTCTTCATAAGATTGTTCTAATTGTTTTAAAATTTCATCTTCTTCATTAAGTACTTCTTGTTGTACTTCATTTGATAATTCACTTACACCAATTATAATAGAAGATTTTGTTCTTTGAGGAAAATATACAATAGATGGATCTGCTATTGTTTTTTTTGGTAAATTATTTGTAATCAAAACGTCAACCTCTATTAAACTTTTACCTAATCTTTTATAAATGGACCCGCTTTCTCTAGATTTCATAATTGTATTATAATTAAGATGAGCAGTTTTACTTAATAAATCTCTAGACTTATTAGCTGGAATAGTGTATCTTAAATCTCCAATATTTATATCACGACCCGTAATATTTTTTAATATATATTTAATAGGTTTTCCATTTTCTGAAAGAGGTTGCTTTTTATCCATTATTCTCCAAATTTTGGCTCAGAAATTACTATTACCTTTTCCGCTTGAGGTCCATTTTTATTTGTTCCAACAATAAATGATACTTTTTGACCAGCAATTAATGTCTTAAAAACGCCAGATTCTTCTACAATGTTAGTATAATGAACAAAAAAATCTTTATTACCATCATCAGGTTTAATAAATCCAATACCACGTTTATTATTAAACCATACTACTGTTCCATACTTAATTTCTGTCATTTATCCTTCTCCTTTATATAGATACATTTGTTGTATTTTCTCTATAATTATTATATTATAATATATATTTGATGTATAGCTCCTCATATTTTTTTAAATTAACAATCCATTTTAGTTTATTTAAATATTTGTTGGGCTATCAAACATTATTTATTTTAGCAGGAACTATAACTTCACCATTTATTGTTAATCCTTCATTTTCTTCAGCATGAATATCAAGAAGATCCTGTACTTCAAGGATCGCCATTTTGACCATCTCGAATTTTTCACTAAGAGGTGATAAAGCAATTAATTTATCCCATTTATCAAATAAATGTCGTAAATCTGCTTCTGCTCCAATACGACGAGCAAATCTTAATAATTTTTGTCTTGTTTCTAATTCTGTCAATAGCTTACTCATTCTTTCTCCTTACTCGTTTGATCTTCTAAAACAACCTTCTTTTTTAAAACCTATTGTAAGATTCTGGCACAGTTCTCTTTTGTAGATACCCCATAATTTAAACAAAGATTCATTTTTACCTTGATCAAAATAATTATAATTTCCAATAATATTATCACCTAATGTCAAAGCAGATTCTATAACTTTAATTTCCCAAGCAATATCCTCTTCATAAGAATCTTGGTTAAAGTAATTATTATCTGAATCATAATTACATCTAATAGAAGATAAAGGCCCTCTAGAAATGTTGTATTTCTTACTATAAACAACAGGGTTATTTGACATATAAAATTCCCTCATTAACCACAAATTACTAAGATTCTCAATGAATATATAAATATTAATAGATTATATTCTTTAATTTATAAATAAAAGGCCGCGAATAGCGGCCTTTTTAAAATTTAATCTAACTTATATTTATTCAACAAAGTAATTAATAACAACTCTTTCAACAACTTCAGTCGCACCAACTAAAGAAGGTGGGGTAGTAACTAAAAACGGACTAGTTTCAAACTCTATGAAACGAGCTACAGTTACATTAACAGCGCCAACACCATTAGTAAGAGTAAGAACTCCAGTTGGGAGTGGCTTAATTATGGCACCTGGAATAGCATTAATATTACTCATTACCAAACCTGTAGAAGCAGTAGTATCAACTGCATCAGCAGAAATTGCATAGATACCTGGCATATGCCAGCAAGTTACTTTGCCACTACCTGCGGTAGTATGTGGCCCAAGAGTACTTGAACAAGAAGAAGCAGAGCCTTTTCCAGTACAAAGACCAACTGGAGTACCAATTATCGAACCAAAAAGAGTACCATAGCCTTTAATACCTTCATCAAGTAACCAAAGTGGACGAACAGAAGAACTATTTACACGAGGAGCTACTGCAGCACGTAAAAGAGTATAATCATAACCATCCTTAACATCATAAGCGGACTTCTCAGAAACGGTGTTAGTGCGAGCGGCTTCAAAAAGAGTACCAACTTCACCGCCCTTAATTAAGGATGCATAAGCATCAAGAACATCAAATTGCCCAGCCGGTAGCTGTGCTTGTAATGGATATAAAGCCATTTTTATCCTCCAAAAAGTTCAATAACTTTGATCTGAACTTTAATTTAATATTATAAAAAAATATTAATAGATTTATTATTTTTATAATATTAATACCAAGCCTCTACTCTACAAATTCCATAACCATCTACAGCTTTTAAAAATATTTTAGATTCACATCGTCCATCAAAAACTAAACCTTTAGACGCATCTTCTGAATTCAAATCACCATGAATTGTATGTCCATCAAAAGAATATTGAATCACAAAAAAACCCCGATTTAGTAATGAAAAAGCCTGTGAATTAAAACCAAACGAAACTTGTGGAGAAGTTGGGAAAGAATATCCATCTACATTTATATTTGCAAAATAATTATATTGACTCATAAAAATCTCCATTATTATTAAATTTATATATTTCCTAGTAACCAATTATTTTTATAATATATTTAAATTAAACATGAAAATCCTCCACCTTTATTATAAAATGAAGATTGAAATGTTGAATAATGTTTACCTGCTAATAATATAATAGGTCCTATTTGATTTATACCTGATTGATCTACTCCAATATCACAACGATCAAGATTAGTAGGTATATCAACCAAAGTATCAGGTATACCCCATATCCCATCTACACAAACATTCATTTCATTTTTACGCCAAGTTAATAGAATTTCATGAATCTTACCATCACATACATCTAAAGGAACATTCCCAGAACCAGAATTACCTGCCACTTTTGTACTAACAAATTTTACATATTTATCAATATCAATATATAATAAAATACGATTATTTACATTTCCACCAGAAGATAAAACTTCAATTGTTTTTTGCATTGTAGGAATATAATTAGTAGAGCATATCCACCAACGAATACCTCCTTCTCCATCAAAAATATTAAATTGTCCAGATAATCTATATAAATCAGGAGATCTAACTGACGCCAATGTAGTAGTGGGGATATAACTACTTGGATATGTAGCCTCATTTTTTGTTAATTGAAAGCCCCACTCAGTAACACCCAATGGAAATGTTAAAGGATCTCCTTGCCAATTATTATTAGAAAATACAAAAGTTGGTAATATATACATTATTGCATAGGCTTGTACAATATTTAATAAAAACTTACCACATATAAATAATCTATACCAACCATTTCCTTTTTGTTCAATTCCAGAATTAATAATAGATATATTAGTACCAATTATCCCAGTACTAGTTAAACCTGTATTAAAATCTAAAACAATTCCTACTGCATGAACGGCACCAACTTCATGATAAATCGCTAATGCTACATATTGCCTATCTCCTTTTTTTAAAAATACAGAATATGTAAAATAATCATTAGAAACAATTGCACTACCCAAACTTTGATAATATATATGTCTACTTAAACTGTTATCTTCAACTAATCTATCAGCTGTTAATTCTCCATTTGGTGCTACCACAGCATTCATTATGGGAGGAGATATTCCTATTCTTGACCTATCTGATAATTCAGAACCAAGCCACAAATTAGTTCCAATATTTTCTGTTAATAATCCTTTAACAATATTGTTGTTATTATCAATTTTTGATAATGAACGAAGCCAATTATTACCAACATAATATAATTTTGTTGATCCATCATTTTCTAATTTTTCTACATATGATGGACTATTACGAGTATATAAATTAGGTATAAATTCTCCATTAGCTTTATTAAGATATATATTTGTCAATTTAGAAAATCGAATATTAGCAATTGAGGACCATTCTGAAGGTCCTGCTATTCCCGCTTTAAACCAATTATTTTTATACCAACCGGCAATATATAATATTTTCCCCAATGTAGACAAAGAACCTTCAGCAGAACCTAATGAAAAATAACTATTATTTGTAACAGAAGAAGCATAATTAGATATATTAACTCCACTCCCAATTAATGTGCCATTAATAATCCATTCAGCTCCATTTGTACTATTTTCATCTCTATTAGCAAAAAACATAGCATGATTATAAGTACCTAAAGTAAATCCAGCACTAGTTATAGTAATATTACTTGAACCATCATTTTTAGCTAAACGTAATATTAAATTTCTTGCATTACTATCCCACAAAAACCAGCCCCCAGAGGTTTGAGAAAGCATTTTGTCAGCCATTACCTCTGTAGAAGTACTATAATTTTGAAAAATAATTTCTATAATAAAATCTTCTGTTGCTAAGTCAGCAAAAGAAGTGTTCGATGCTTTATAATATCCTCCAGCATTAAATTTAACACTACAATCTAATTGTCCTAATAAAGGCGAGCCATTACAAAAAGTTGGAGCCGTACCAGGTTGAAGTATTAAAGTTTGTCCATATCCCCAAGATGGCCAATCAATAGAATTAGCATCTTTTCCATTATATCTAAAAGTGGGGAAAACTTTTATACCATTACATATTATATCAGCTGGAAGATTTTCAATTGAAGCATAATTAAATTTATGTGCCAAACAATCTTTATTTGGAACCTGTTTGTATAATATTTTATTCATTAATTATTCCATATATTTTAAATTATGTAACTGGTATGATATTTAATTTCCCAGTAGCTCCACCAGTAATTGCAGCAATTTTTGAATTAATAGAAGTTATTTTAATAGGAAATATAAAACCAGCTGGTAAACATTTCCCATTTGCTTGCCAAATTGCTATTGGAGAAGAACCAGGATTAAACCATATATCTGTTGTTGATATAAGTAAATAATTACCAGCAGGCAATGAATCACTAATTGTAATTACTGATGATACAGAAAGAATAGTTGCATAACCATCAAGTATAGGAAAAGAATAGCTCCCTGATTAACAATTGGTAAAGGTTGTATTGTATATCCATCTAATGTGACTGATAGAGGGCCATTATGAATAATTGGTAAAGGTTGTATTGTATATCCATCTAATATAGTTAAAACTTGTCCAGTAATACTAGCAGTACCATTAAACCCTTTAGTTAAAGATGATGACATTTAAGTTTCTCCAAATAAAAATATTATTATAATAATTATAATAAATTAGTAGTTATTTTACACAAACTAAGTTCATTAGAATCTATTACCCTTTTAACATTGTTTATATTATTCCATGTACTTGCTTCTGTAATACCATCAAAACTTAAATCTCCAATATTTCCAGTTATTGTTGGAATATATCCTTCTTTTAATTCAATTGTACTATTATTATTAGCATAAATACCTGCCCCAATATTTTCATCCCCAGTTATTATTCCATTTAATATTAATCTACTATCTTCAACTCTTATAGCATGAGAACTACAATTACTAACATCAACCCCTGATCCAATTTGAAGTGTAGATCTATTACTTAAATTAATTCCATATGTTCCACCACCTATACTAGTAGTAGCATAACCTTCTGTATTTTGTATAGCATTTTCATATCCAGACCCAACTCCATTTGCATTATTTAAATAAAGTTGTTTAATACGTGTACCTTGAGCTATATTATTAAGAGTTAATGACCCATTATTATATTTCATGCTTTTAACATAACATCCAAAAGCAAATACTGCTCTAGGCCAATAAAAACTAAGTTGTCCATTTAATTTTGATACCCCACAAAATCCATCAGTAATGTCTGATTTTTGTACAAAAGTATTAGGGTCAGTTAATCCACCATATAATAAAGACATACCAAATACAGTATCACTCATTGTTGTATCTGTAGTTATAATATGTGATACATAACTATTTGCCGTTCCAGTATTTAATCTATCTATACTCCAATTAGAATTGTTACCAGAAAAACATAAACGTTGAAGACAAAATGTTCCTTGTCCAGTTAAACTAAATAAAAGTTTAGAATATCCTGAATTAGCATGAAGTGTTGTTTTAGGTTTTACAATATTAAATGCTACTGGACCTGGATCAGAATCATAATGTCTTACTGGGGTTATAACATTTATATTATTTTTTTGAATAGTTCTAAGAGGTTTATCAAAAACAGATACCCAATATCCAGCATATTGATCTAAATCCAATTCCATAGTAGTTAAACCAATTGAAGAAATACTATGGATATCTGATATAAAAGGACCAGCAATTGTCGTTATTTCTGATCCCCCATCAATAATAAATTTACATCCTGCTTTTATATTTTTTTCTATTTGTAAAATTCCATAATCTTCAAAAGTATTACTAAGATGTAAACAAACATTATGTTGTATATAATATGGAATTAAATTTAAAGCAGATAAAATAGTTTTTTTTGGAAATCCAAATATCCCAGAATTTTTATCTAATCCTGTTAAGCCATCAGCATATATATGCATTATACTAGTAGTTTTATCTATAAAATCAGAAGAACATATCATTATGTAACCTCCTTACACATACTAAGTTCTGTTGCTGAAACTGCTGAAGTGCCTCCATCAATAATTCCCCATGTACTAGCTTGTGAAGAACCATCAAAACTTAAATCACATCCACCATCAAGTGCTCCAGTTAAAGTAGGTGGTTCTCCATTCTTTATATATATAGTACTACCACTATGTGCATAAACTCCAGCTCCAGTATTCCCAGTACCTTCTACAGCTCCATCTAATCTTATAAAACTTCTAATAGACTCTATGCCATGTGTACTATTTTTAAATATTACCCCAGGGCCTATTGAAAGTTCGCTATTATATGCTAAAAGTGCAGGACCTGCAGCATTTTCAAAAATGGTATCAGCATATCCTGTTCCACCAGATATGGCAAATTTATAAAATGGATTTACATCATTTCCAGAACCCCTCATATTTCGAAGCGTTGTTTGCCCATTAATACGTGTACCATAAGATACTCTACTAATATATTCATTACTATTAAGTAAATTTAATTTTCGTAAATAGCTATCATATACTGCTATTGTATTATTTCCATACGCAAAAAGTCCACCATCAGTTTGTAAAAACCCTGCCCCACATTTAAATTGTGTTGGAATTAAACTAGCACCCCCCAATGTCCGAAAAATAACATTAGAAGTATCATAAACAAAAATACTTCCATATCCTGTAAAATAAGTATTAAATATACAACCACAAATATTATAAATATTATTTCCATAAAGATTTAATGGCATATTACCATCAAAATAAAGTCGTTGTAAATTTACTCCACTTACAATCTTATTTCCAATTGATGATATTTGAATATATTGATAACCAGAATTAGGAACTATTGTTGTTTCTGGCCTTACAATAGAAAAAGAAGGTGTTCCTGGAGAAGCACTTAATGCTCTAGAAAATGAAATAGTATCAATAGTACTTGATACTATCATACGATAGTTATTTATAGCAGCACCATCATTTATTTTAACAAAATACCCTGAATACATATCAGGTGCCCAAATTTCCCCTAATACACTAAGATTTAATGTATCTCCACTAGAAGCAACAAATGGACCAGCTATAGTAACAAAATTTGATCCACCATCTAAAGTTATTGACCCTTTTGACCCATCATAAATAATATTTTTAGAAGCAAGTGTTGTTCCTGTAGAAATAATAAATGTTCCTGATAAGTTTACAATAACTTGATGTTTTACATAATCTGGTATTAAATTCCAAACACCCGGTAATGTTTTTTTTGGAGTTAAAATAGTTAAACCATCATTTGTGTCATTTCCAGTAGTTCCATTAGCATATAAATTAAGTGTATTTGTAGTACTTGTAGCCCTATCACTTAAAGAATTTAAATATCCCATTATAATATCTCCTTAACAAGAGTCATTTCATTACTTATACTTAATGGGATGCCATTATCTACTTCAACCCATGTTCCTTCTGCTATTACTGGATTACTAATAGAAATATCACCTATAATTCCAGTAAGTGTAGGAGGATTACCATTTTTTATATTTATTATGCTTCCATTATATGCATAAACGCCAGCTCCAGTATTATTATTACCTACAACTACTCCATTAAGATGTAAAAAACTATGATTACATTCAATACCATGAGAACTACAATCACTTATATCTACCCCCTCTCCTATTCTTAAAATACTATTATATAATAGTATTCCTATTGTAGATCCTCCAAATTTAGTAGTAGCATATCCAATTGTATTGGAAATAGAATTTGAAGAAGAGTCAATATAATTTATACCATATGCTACTAATGTTTTTATACTTGAACCTTGCTGAATTACAAAATATTGTGGAAAATTTCTAAATTCTAATTTATTTATGAAGCTTGATCGTATACTTATATTACTTCCAAGTTGGCAAATCATTGCAGAATTATTATTTATTACAGAAACACCAGCATTACTAAATGTATTAGCAGATTCATTTACCCAAGTAATACTATTATATTTATTTCCTTGAATACTAAGACCTGATTCTGAATTAGAAGATATAGCTGATAAAGAATTAACATTTGAAATTATATGTGTTAATATATGAAAAGAATTTAATTTACTCCCATATAAAAAAAGATTAGTAAATCCACTTAAATATAAATTTTGTAATGTAAAATGATATATGCCACTAAGAGAAGTAAATGATATATATGTTAGTGAACTTGAATCTATAGTTGTTCTTGGTCTAACAATTCGAAATTGAGCCAATCCTGGATCAGAAGACCAATTTCGTACTGGAGTTATTGTAGTTGAGGTATGGCTATGTATTAATCTAGTTTCCCCAGTACAAGGACCAGTTAATATTTCTATCCAATATCCTCTATATATGTTGTTAATCCAACCTAATGTGCTTAATCCTAAACTAGTAGAACTATGGATATCAGCTATATAAGGACTACCACTATTATCTGCAACAATGTCATAATTAATCCCACCATCAATATAAATATTAGCATTAAGATGTTTATACACAGATAAAGTATTATTTAGAAAAATACCTGATAAAATAACATAACAACTATGATTAATAAAAAGAGGCAATAAATTAAATGCAGCCTGTAATGTTTTTTTTGGAGTTAAAATAGTTAAGCCATCATTATTATCATCTCCAATACTTCCATCAGCATATATATACATAGAAGCAGTTGTTTGTGTAATTATTGCAGCAACAGGTGACCCATTAATTATAGACACTATAGGATTAGGATAGTTACCAGATAAGTCGCCGCCAGCTGGTCCTCCAGGGGTTGTTTGATCAGAAAATAAAGTTAAAAATCCACTCATTTTTTTCTCCTATTAATAATAGCCTATTATTAATAGTTTCAATTATTATGTTATTTTGAAATATTTTATTAAGTATTTTTTTTGTTAAAAATTAAGCACATTTCTGAATTGGGCGTGGGGTTTAGGTGGGTACGTTGGTTTTCTATATTTAAAATCTCGCTTAAAACAAAACCGTTTTGTTCTGCTAATAAAATGCACTCTTTCCCAAATTTTTGATCAAAAACTATAACAAAATGCCCATTATTTGGCAGCGCTAAATATGATTTTTTCAATAAAGACAATAAAAAACCTTCAATCCAATCTTTTTCTGTTTTATATAATATATCAGATTGATTCGCTTCGTCGCAATAATGTTCTTTAAACCCATATGGAGGACAAGTAAATACCATATCAACATTTTGAACTTCGGCTTTTTCAATGGGGTCAGAAAATAAACAAACTCTCTCTTTAACATCCATCTTGTCTATTAAGCTTAATAATTCCGAATAAGTTTGTGAATTTGGCTCATTTCCAATATAAATTCCATTTTCAAAAATGCTCAAAAATCCCAAAAGTCTCCCACCAAAACCAGCACAAGGATCCCATACTTTCATGCCGTCAAAACCATATTTATTGTAAATATGTTTAGCAACTAGTGGTTTAAATAAACTAACAACGTAACGATTCACCTCAAGAGATTTTCTAATTTGTTTAAAAGAAATATCAAATAATTCATTAAATTGAACAGTTTTATCTCCAAATTTATAATCATACTGTTTACCATTGCCTAACCCAAATCTATATTTTAATAATGGATAAAATTTGTCTCTGTTTTGTATAAACAATATTGGATTATCTTGTTTTTCTGTTGAAGCTAACCAAAAACTTTTAAAATGCGCTTTAATAAAAGAGCCAGCAACTCTATCAGAAGAATTTAAAACGCCATTCTTTTGTTTTAGTTCTACTAACGTTTCTTTATAATTTTTTGGTTGCTCAGGAAAAATCCAACCATTAAGCTCCACATAACTTAATATAAATTTATAAAAAGGCTCAATTATATCTATAATTAGTTTATCTTGCCCATTTTCTGTAATATAATTATATATTTCTTCTTTTGTAAAAAAGACAAAATCATCATCTATTTTAGTTTTTAAATTAAAAGTTTTATCACCAATTTTAAAGTCGCTCGGCTCAAATAAAACACTTAAATTTTTAATAATATCGCGATTGTTGTATGAAAATATTTTATAATTAAAATTATTATTCTTATAAAATTCTATTTTTTCATTATGTCTTTTATATGGATCTTTTCTATTATTTCTCATGCCATCTAACTCAATCCATATTTTACCATCATTAGTTGTAACAACAAAATCACACGTCCAAAGCCTTTCTTTACAAACTCGCACTTCATACTCATAATTTATAATTATGTTTTTATTTTTTGCCTCAAATAAATAATTAGCAACTTCTAATTCTAATAATGAAAGATATTTAGCTTGGTCGTTACCAATGTAATGTTTTTTTTCAATAAAATGATCTGTTGTTTCATACAAATAATCTATTTGCCTCATTATATCTTGCCAAGACATATTAGAAAAATGTTTGTGTATAGTTGAACAAGAAAATGGAAAATCCCCTCTAGCCTTAGCCTTTCTTAAAGACCAATATGATAGGCAGTTAACGTTACAATTATTTTTTGCGTACCATTTTTTTAATTCATCTAATACAAACTGCCCATCAACCTTATTTGCTTTAACTACAGGGATTCCCGCAGCAATTAAAGCTTTTGTCCAAGAACCAAAATGATTATAAATTGTAACCCAAGAAACAGTCGAACTGTGTTGTGAAAATTCTTCAATTGATGGAGTATATCCAAGCAAATTATAAACTTTTTTTAAATCATTTATAAAATCTTCAGACTTTAAACCCCGTTGTTGATTTGGTTTGAAACCCGCTGCTATTAAGGCGTTGGCGATATTTCCAAATGCCCTATTATAAGAGCTAGACCCATATTTTGAATTGTTGCTAACAATTAAATCTGACTTTTGTGGCACTCGCCCCAATAAAACAAACAATCCTTGTAAATTTTTTATTAAATCTTCATTACTTGTCTTTTTACTCATAATTACCCATCCTTATTTTATTTTAAACTGCCCGCTATAATAAAGCCTGGATGGGTGAATGAAGTCGACAAAAAAAGAGCCCGACATTGCGGGCTCTTTGATTTAGTAAACTAAATACTTGTTATGCTACGCTTTTTCGTCCAACAGCGCAACCCCGTGGGTTAACAATTCCGATACCAATAATCTCAGAAACCACCCAACCTAGTTTAAGTTGTTTCGGTTCGTCGGCTGGAAGTACTTCAATATCTTGACGAATTGGCATTACACCTACGAACTCTGGATCTGCAGTGCCAAAAACGGTGCCAACTTGAACGATCTTGGAAACGATGATATCAGCACCCCAAATGTGTGCATAAAGACCGGTCTGAAGAACTTCACGCATAGTTACTGGGTCTACTTCACCACCACCAGTACCTTGACCACCACCAGAACCCCAAGAAAGAATATCAGTAAATTCATTAATATTCATAAGGAACTTAGTTGTTACAAGGTCCCACCGATCAATCTGTTTCTTGATCTGAAGAAGATCGCGCTTAAGAAGACCAGCATCAGCTACGTCCTGAGCGGTATTCTCGCCACCAAGAGTGGCATCAGAGGCGAAATCTAGGGCTGCAAAAATGTTTGCATCTTCTTGAGCCTGAATTTCTTGTCTAGCCTTTTGCTGAGCACGATCAATGACGTTAAAACGACGCCTACGAACTTCAGCGATACGAACAGTAGGATTAGAAACTATTTCAAACTCTGGAACAACCACTCTGTCACCGAATACACGGCTCTCAGGAGCGGAACCATTGGAAGAAATAACTGCTGCAGCTACGTCAATATCACGGTCATAAAGCGGAAGTGCTCCTTGTGGAAGCGGATCAATTACTAGAATTCTACGACCAATTCCCTGATAATCCAAGTTTCTACGAATTGGGTTTGCCATTGCCTGACCAAGAGCTACTTTGCCTTCTTGAGTCATTAGAGCACGCTTAATAAGCTCGTCACGTTGCTCATCTGTAAAAGATGTCTGTTGAGCAAGACCTGTATTAGAGGGTTGAAGCTCCTCTAGGATGCTAGCATATTTAACTATATTGGAAAGAGCGTCTTTAACCGAGCTAGCATTGATTTGCCCTTGTTTTCCGTATGTGCTGAAAAGAGACATTTGTCCTTTATCCTCCTATTGTAAAAGAATTGTTGCCTTATGGCAACTTGTCAAATCAATACATAAATATTGATAGAATTTACTTAAAATATTAACCACTTATTAAAGTTATTTTAACATACACCATAACATACTACAATTATTATACTTATTTAGCAAGTTCTTTTTTAGTAAGTGTAATAATTTCCCGTAGTTTCTCGGGATCCATTACTAACTTTCCATCCGCCACTATCTTATTAGTAAATGATTTTTTAATTCCTAGCGTTGCAAGACGATTATTTAACCACTCTTCAAGATTTTTAACAGCTACAGTTGTATCTTGACTCATTTTTCCGTCAGCTTTATCTGATTCTAATAATCCATTTTCAACTAAAATTGATTGAAGACTAGAAATTCCACTAGGAAGCATCTTACCACTTTGTTGTACTTTTTGACCAATTTCAGAAATATTATTCAAACGAGAAGATATAAATTCAAAATCTTTAACCACATCTTCATACTTAGCGCGTATCCTTGAGGGCTTATCGAGACCAAATTCATACCATCTGCTTTCTCCAAGTTCTAACTCAACTTTATTAACCAACTCACCTATTTGTTCTAATATTGGCTTAAACTGTGCTGACATTTCTGCAAAATTAGCTATATCTTTATTATCTTTAAAACTTATTCCTTGAAACTTTGAAACAAAAGGTTCTATTAATTGTGCGGCTTTTGTCGCAGAAGGCGAAGAAGAAGCTTTTTTTAATACTTCATATAAATCTTTCATATCTGTTGATAAATCTTCTCTTTTGCTTGAAAAAAATCCAAGATTGGCTGCTGTCCCGGCACCACCAATTAAACCCAAAATTAAAGCAGGCCAAAGTGCCTCTTTTGTAATGGCCTGCCTATTGACGAAAGGGAGTGCTAGTTTTTCAATAACTACATCAATCTTAATTGCTTCTTTATATTTTCCTTGTTTCTCAAGAGAATTAGCAATTTTTACTAATGATTGAATTAAAGCAGCATGAGTTTGAATATATGCGCCAT